CCTGTATCTCCTTGCGGACCTGTATCTCCTTGCGGACCTGTATCTCCTTGCGGACCTGTATTTCCAGTATGTCCAGTATCACCTTGTGGTCCAGTATCACCTTGTGGACCTGTATTTCCAGTATGTCCAGTATCACCTTGTGGTCCAGTATCACCTTGTGGTCCAGTATCACCTTGTGGTCCAGTATCACCTTGCGGACCAGTATCTCCTTGTGGTCCAGTATCTCCTTGTGGTCCTGTATCTCCTTGCGGACCAGTATCTCCTTGTGGTCCTGTATCTCCTTGCGGACCTGTATCTCCTTGCGGTCCTGTATCTCCTTGCGGACCTGTATCTCCTTGTGGTCCTGTATCTCCTTGCGGACCTGTATCTCCTTGCGGACCTGTATTTCCAGTATGTCCAGTATCACCTTGTGGTCCAGTATCACCTTGTGGTCCAGTATCACCTTGCGGACCAGTATCTCCTTGTGGTCCTGTATCTCCTTGCGGTCCTGTATCTCCTTGTGGACCTGTATCTCCTTGCGGACCTGTATTTCCAGTATGTCCAGTATCACCTTGTGGTCCAGTATCACCTTGTGGTCCAGTATCACCTTGTGGACCTGTATCTCCTTGTGGACCTGTATCTCCTTGTGGACCAGTATCTCCTTGCGGACCTGTATCTCCTTGCGGACCTGTATCTCCTTGTGGACCTGTATCTCCTTGTGGACCTGTATCTCCTTGCGGACCTGTATCTCCTTGCGGACCTGTATCTCCTTGCGGTCCAGTATCACCTTGCGGACCAGTATCTCCTTGTGGTCCAGTATCTCCTTGTGGTCCTGTATCTCCTTGCGGTCCTGTATCTCCTTGTGGACCTGTATCTCCTTGCGGACCTGTATTTCCAGTATGTCCAGTATCACCTTGTGGTCCAGTATCACCTTGTGGTCCAGTATCACCTTGTGGTCCAGTATCACCTTGTGGACCTGTATCTCCTTGTGGACCTGTATCTCCTTGTGGACCAGTATCTCCTTGTGGTCCAGTATCTCCTTGCGGACCTGTATCTCCTTGCGGTCCTGTATCTCCTTGCGGTCCTGTATCCCCTTGTGGTCCAGTATCTCCTTGTGGACCTGTATCTCCTTGCGGACCTGTATCTCCTTGTGGACCTGTATCTCCTTGCGGTCCAGTATCTCCTTGTGGACCTGTGTCTCCTTGCGGTCCAGTATCTCCTTGCGGGCCAGTATCTCCTTGTGGTCCAGTATCACCTTGTGGTCCAGTATCACCTTGCGGTCCAGTATCACCTGTTGGACCGCCAGAAGGTCCAGGAATACCTTGTGGTCCCGTATCTCCAGGAATACCAGGTGGACCAGTGTTACCAGTTGCGCCAATTGGAACAGGTAATAAATATGGCGGATTATCCGCATAAATATAAGTGGTTAATGTTGGACTTTGACTAATATCAGTTGTGAAACAAACTAGTTTCATTAATAACATCGGATTATTTGGAAGGTAAATTTCATTAAAAACAGGATTTGTAAAAGTATATCTCGTGGGTGACAGTTGGTTTATATCAATTGTTTCGGATTCGTATAAAAAGGTAATTGAGTTCAAATAATCATCATAACTTGCACTATACATGTTCCACTTTACAGACATAACATTAGAAAGAGACACACTTAAATCTAAACTAAGATACCATATACTAATAGGAATAACGCTATTGGATAACAATAATCCTGGCGGCGTTGCGAATTGCGGGTTTCCAGGAGTATATCCTGGATATATTATTTCACTCTCTCCTGTGGTAGTAGGAGTAAAATCAGAAAATGAATCACTCGTCGGAGGAGTATATATAAGAGGTTGAAAACTAGGAGGTAATGTAAGAATATTACTTGTAAGGTTACCTTGCCTTTGTAATAATTGGGCTGTAGTAGTTGACAGGTCAGGAAATAGTGTGGAACTCGTTGTAGCTGATACGGGCCCAGGTTCTCCTGGATCTCCTTGAATTCCTTGGTCTCCTTGCGGACCAGTATAACCAGTATAACCAGTATAACCAGTATAACCAGTTAATCCACGTTGTCCTCGAGGTCCAGCAGAACCAGTAGGACCGGTGCTACCAGTTGGACCCTGTATATCTGACTTACAACATTGTCGTTTAATTATATAACTGGACATATATAATTAAATAATATTAAAAAACGTATCATAACGAAATAGATTAGGAAGAAGGCAACGAAGAAACACATAATTTAATTTCTCCTAAACTCGCAATATTGTATTTTACTACAAGTGGCAAATCATTTTCTAAATATACTTCTATTTGAGAACATAAATTCGTACACTTAATAAAATAACTTAAATTTTTTAATGAAAATTCTCCTTGAATTACTTTAGAAGCATCTTGTTTCAATACAAATTCCATGCTTCCGTCCGATTCTGCACGATGGATTTCAGCGGAAGCAAATTGACCAGAACATTTAAAAATAAGTTCGTTTCCAACTGATTTTATTTCTAATTTATCTGAAATACAAGATAAATCTCTTATAATTTTTTGAAAATCGGCAGAAGGTAAATTAATAATTGACGAAAATTTTACGTCTGGATATTCTAATTCTTCGGGTTCTGGCTCAATGAGACGCAATTTTTGTGTTTTGCATTGCTTAATTTCTCCATTTTCAAACTTCAACGCCAAGTGTGATACAATTCCATCCGCGTAATCATTATTTTCAATATAAATAGTTAAGGTGTCGTTGTTATCGATTGAATTAATTAATTTAAATAAATGATACATATTTACTCCGATAATAATTTTTTCTTTTTTACATTCATAAAATTCAAAATTCGGTGCAGCGAGAAACAAATGGGCTAAGATTGTGTGAGATTTATCCATATTGATAATTCTTATACCATCTGGTTTAAATGTAATATTCGTTTCCAATAAAATATCTTTTAATGCAGTCATTAATGTTCTAAATGGGGCAATCTGAACTGTTTTTATTGTCAGAACATTTCCATCTGTAGATTGCGATTTAGTATTTAACATTATATATATATGTTAAGTTGCCCGCCAATCTTTAAATATTTATTTATAAAATATTAAAGAATATAACAATATAAGTAGAAATGGACCCCAATACAAATCCGATGGATATCTATATAAAGATAATAAATGACCTGCAAACAAAATATATCAATAATCCTTATATGTGTAAACGTATACATAGTCATATTGTTAATTATTTGCCGTTAACAATAGATAGTGAATTTAACATGTACGAAAAAAGAAATACACGTCATATACAATTAACAAACGAACAAAAAATGTTTATTCAGGTTTTTTTAAGTAAGCATCAATATTATTATTTGTCAACAAGTGGGTTTTTTTATGAATATGATAACATTAACTATACGGTTGTAAAATATGATGATATCATACATACACTTCTTTTAAATATTACAAAAAATAATGTGTTAGTTAAATGGAAGCACAAAACAAAAATCTATGTTATCAAGGAGATTAAATCAAGAAATTTATTTAATTCGATCCCTGAAACAGAAACAATACAACAAGTATTAAACACTTTATATCCATACATTTTTACAACGAAAACAGAGGCCAAATACTTCCTAACAATTATTGGCGACAATCTTTTAAAAAAAAAACAAGAATTAATATTTCTAGTAAACAATAATACAAAACGATTAATTAGTGAAATATATAACATAGCGAATATATGCGTTTCGACCCATATATTAAATAATTTTATGACAAAATATCATGAAACCCATTCCTACGAAAATTGCCGTTTAATTAAAACAAATAACAACGTTTCCTATGATTTTTTAAAAGATGTCATACGAAAAATAGGGCTCAATTTATTATGTGTTTCCGCGCATTATTCGTACAGATATAAAGATTCTGATAGTTTTTTAGAAACGGATACGACCCCTGAAGTAAAAACATATGGGTTTTATTTAAAAAACAACAACCAACAAACAATCGTCGATTTATTTTGTTCACACTATATTCAAGATTCGAATGTAGACAATTTATTTTACATTCAATGGAAAAATCTCCATTTTTTATGGAAACAGTTCATTCATGAAATTAATATTCCAAGTATTATCTATTCAAATACATTAAAAACGTTGCTAAAAGAAAAATATGAGTATGACGAAAAGACCGATTCTTTTAAAAATATCTTAAGCAAATTTTTGCCGAATGTATGCGATTTTTTACAATTTTGGGATAAAACGATGATAATGAATAATGAATCTACAATAGATGAGCTTGAATTAGATGAAATTTGTTTTTTATTTAAATACTGGGTAAAACAAAATCAAGAATCATGTCGAACCGCGGGAAATATTAACGAAGATTATGTAATTAAAATAATACGACACTTTTTTTTCCCAGATGTCATTATTGTTGAAGATAAATTTGTGCTTAACATCACGAATACATTATGGTCGAAAGGCGCAAATATAGCGAATGCGTTTCCTCACATAAAACACCATTTTAAAGAATCCAATGAAACATTATTGTCATTTAAAGACGCGTATAATTTATATTGTAATTTTTCATGTGGGTCGTTGTTTATTGTAAGCAAGCAATACTTTGAGAAATACTTAAATTTAAAAATAAATAAATATGTGGTGTACGATAACTTTATTACAAGTGATTGGGCGAATTGATTTACTTCCTCTTTTTTTTTGTAGAATTATGTAATTTAATATTTCCAAATGTTCCTTTTGTTGCACCATATCCATGTTTAAGAAGTCGCTGTTCTTTACTTGCGGATATGTGTTTTGATTTCGATTTTACACGGCCGTTGATATGTACTAAATTTTCTTTTTTAAGCCCTCCGCTGGTTTTATACGCGGTTTCATTCCATACTTGTATACGCGAGCCAGCGAGTTGTTTGTATGTTTTTCCTTTAATATTATAATACATTTTACCTCCATTCATAGTTTTTGAATATTTCGTCATATATTAACTAAATATATTTATTGAAATATATTTATTAAAATTTATTATATTTAAACAAACTACTCGCACAGGTATTTGTAGTTTCGGCATTCTGGTTTTCCACCAAAACAGATTTCCCCCGATTTTTTAAAATTACGGTTGATAGCTGTATGTTATTTGAAGTATTGCTATTGCTTCCAAACATTCTTTTTTTATTTTCAACTAATGTATTAAGATTTGTTTCGTTGAAATTATTTGAATTAAATACATCCGAATTAAATGGGGTGCGTCCATATTTTTTTTTTAAACAATTGCAATATACATTATTATATGTTGGTGGATAACTCATATATATTTATAAATAAAAAATAAATTGAAATGAAATAAACAAATACCCAAAGGTTATACATTACCCAGAACTATGAACCAAACTCAAACAAATCTGTCAAACAAGTACCAGCAAAAGAATGAAAAGCAACACATTCTTGATAATCCAGATACATATATTGGGTCTATTGAACACGTAGACTCGAGTGCATGGATTATTAATGAAGAAAATGCAGAAGTAAGTATTATTGAAAAAACGATAAAATATATCCCCGGGTTATTTAAATTATTCGACGAAGGTATTGTAAATTGTCGCGATCATTTCATTCGAATGCAACAATTCATTAAAAACGGAGTTGAAAACTCATTACCCGTTTCATATATTGACATCTCCATCGAACCAGACGGAACCATTACAATGGTAAATGATGGAAATGGAATTGATATTGCACAACATCCTGAATATAATATATGGATACCCGAATTAATTTTTGGGCATCTTAGAACATCTACGAATTACGATAAAACAGAAAAAAAGATTGTCGGGGGTAAAAATGGATTTGGATTTAAATTAGCATTAGTATGGTCGACATTTGGGTCAGTTGAAACTGTGGACCACGTAAGAGGATTAAAATACGTGCAAGAATTTAAAAACAATCTTGAAATCATTTGCCCGCCTGAAATTACGAAATGTAAAGGTAAAAAACCATACACCAAAATTACATTTAAACCAGATTACGTACGGCTTGGTCTTGAAAATGGCTTAAGTGAAGATGTTATGAGATTATTAAAAAAACGCGTATACGATGTTGCCGCGGTCACAGATAAGTCCTTAAAGGTAAAATATAACTCTGAAGTGATTCCAGTAAAAACCTTTTCACAATATATCGATTTGTATATTGGTAATAAAGATACTGGAAAACGAGTCTATGAAGAACAAGGCGAACGTTGGGAATATGCGGTTGCGTTATCAAGGACGCATGAATTCGTCCAAGTATCTTTTGTAAATGGTATTCATACGTGTAAAGGCGGAAAACACGTTGAATATATACTCAATCAATTGACTAGAAAATTACTTGAATATATTGAGAAAAAGAAAAAGGTCGCAGTTAACCCCAATAGCATTAAAGAACAACTTATGTTATTTTTAAGATGTGATATTGAAAACCCCGCGTTTGATAGCCAAACCAAGGACTATATGAATACACCTTCATCTAAATTTGGTTCGACATGTGTGTTGTCCGATAAATTTATCGAGAAGGTTGCCAAAATGGGGGTAATGGATGCGGCGTGTGCGATTACCGAATTAAAAGAAAATAAGGCTGCGAAAAAAACCGATGGCGTCAAAAGTAAAAATGTTCGCGGTATTCCCAAACTAATTGACGCAAATTGGGCAGGAACAGACAAATCGAATCAGTGCACGATTATATTTTGCGAAGGCGATTCCGCCAAGGCAGGTATTGTTTCTGGATTATCATCTGAAGATAGAAATATTTTTGGGGTTTATCCCATGAAAGGAAAAATATTGAATGTTCGAGGTGAACACCTTAAAAAAATAAGTGAAAATAAAGAAATATCCGAAATTAAAAAGATACTTGGTCTTGAAACTGGAAAGGAATATAAAACGATGGAGGACGTATCCAAACATCTTCGATATAGCAATATCCTATTTATGACCGACCAAGATTTGGACGGTTCACACATCAAAGGGTTGTGTATCAATTTATTCCAAAGTGAATGGCCGACGTTGACAGAAATTCCCGGATTTATTGGATTTATGAATACGCCGATTTTAAAGGCACATAAAGGCCAACAAGTATTATCGTTTTACAACGATGGGGAATACAACCATTGGAAAGAAACAAATCATACAAGTGGATGGAAACTGAAATATTACAAAGGGTTGGGAACCAGCACCGGGAAAGAATTTCGCGAATATTTTCAAGCAAAAAAAGTGGTTGGGTTTGAATATAACGGCGATTCTTGTAATGATGCGATTGATATGGTGTTTAATAAAAAACGAGCAAATGACAGAAAGGAATGGTTAGAAAATTATGACCGTACATCATATTTAGATACAAATAACAAACTTGTCAGCTATACGGAATTTATTAATAAAGAACTCATCCACTTTTCAAAATATGATTGCGACAGAAGCATTCCAAACTTAATGGATGGGCTAAAAATCAGTTTACGAAAAATTTTGTATTCTGCATTTAAAAAGAATCTTACCACCGAAATTAAGGTCGCTCAATTTACTGGTTATGTATCGGAACAATCAGGATATCATCACGGAGAGGCAAGTTTAAATTCAGCAATCGTAGGTATGGCTCAAAACTTTGTCGGTTCCAATAATATTAATTTGTTATTGCCTAACGGACAATTTGGTAGTCGGTTGCAAGGCGGTGCGGATAGTGCGTCTGAGAGATACATTTATACACAACTAAATAGTATTACCCGATTCATCTTTCCGCCAGAAGATGATGCCGTATTACATTATTTAAATGATGATGGATTAGTTGTAGAACCGATGTTTTATGTCCCGATTATTCCGATGATTTTAGTAAATGGAACAAAAGGAATTGGGACAGGATTCAGCACAGAAATTTTATCGTATAACCCGATTGATATTATACATTATTTACAAAATAAAATTAAGAACGAGGCATTCCTTGGCGAATTCGTTCCGTATTATGAAGGCTATACTGGAAAAATAGAAAAAATTTCAGATGGGAAATTCGTTGTAAAGGGAAAGTATGAAAACGTAGGACCCGACAAAATACGGGTAACCGAATTACCCGTTGGAGTTTGGACCGATACATTTAAAGAATTACTTGAAACATTAACGGAGAGCGTGGATAAAACAGGTAAAAAAATAGTGCCTGTTATAAAGGAATATCAAGATATGAGCAAAGACACAACGATTGATTTTATCATTACATTCACAAAAGGTAAGGTCGCAGAGTATGAAAATATAGCGGAAGATTACGGGTGTAATCATATTGAAAAATTATTGAAACTCTATACTACAATAAGCACGTCAAACATGCATTTGTTTAATGCCGAAGAAAAACTCAAAAAGTATACTTTGGTCGAAGATATTATTGATGAATACTACATAACTCGGTTTGAGTTGTATGAAAAAAGAAAGGAATATGTAATAAACGTCATTGAACGAGATTTAAAAATTCTTAAAAACAAAGCACAATATATCAAAGAAAATATAGAGGATACAATTGATTTGCGTAGAAAAACAAAGGACCAGGTTTGTTTATTATTACAAGGGAAGAATTACGACGTCATCGATAATGACAAAGAATATAAATATTTAACGAAGATGCCGATGGATAGTGTCTCAGAAGAAAACGCCGAAAAGTTGTTTACCGAAACAAATAAAAAAAGAGAAGAATATGAAAGAATGAAAGAAATCACTCCCCAACAAATGTGGTTGTCTGAACTGGATATATTGTTGCACGGATATTTAAAATACAAGGAAAATAGAAATAAGACTACACCCGATGTTCAAGATAAACCATCAAACAAAGTAATAAAAATTAGAATTAAAAAATAGTTAGTTAGTTATAAGTTAGTTAAGTTTATTTTAAGGTTATTGTTGTATCTACGTAATTAATTAAATCATTCCTATTTTTTTCTCGGTTTAAGCAATACTGGTGTAATGCATATTCTGTTAAATATTCATAATTAATGTATGTTTCATTATGAATATTAATAATACCTTTACGATGGTCATCATTTATTTGACCAATAATGTCAATATCATTAAAGGTGTTGTGGGGGTTAAACACATAATTAAAGAACGCGAATGCTTCGTAATTCTCCCAAAACCAGTCTTGATTGTCTTCTGTGTACGTATACATATCCAGCGCCAGATAGTCATTAATCGCGTAGATAAAGTTATCAAATTGTTTGTGTAAAAACTCTTCGATAATTACTTGATTTATGGATGCGTTCATATTGAGGGTTATGCGTATTGGGTATATTTAAATAGTAAATCATTTTTTATTTATAATACTGTTTCAGCCCATTTAAAATATGTGTATTATTTTTAATACAAATATACTATAATGAATAGTAGTGAAACCACCGCAACCAACCAGTGGACGAGTGATATTGAGTCAATCCTTGAAAAAATACGAACAAATAGTATTCATTTGTCAAAGGCGCACAAAGATAGATATTTTTATTTAAAACATATTCTATTATATTTTCGAATGCCAATTATAGTAATTAGTGGATTTAGCAGTATTATAAGTGTGGGGTTTCAATCATATATACCTCAACCCAAAATATCTATTATAACTTGCTTACTTTCGTTATTATGTTCAATTATTGGTTCCATCGAATTATATTTAGCCATACAAACACAAATGGAGTCAGAATTAATATCAAGCAAGGATTTTTATTTATTAAGTATCGACATTTTTAAAATGTTAGCATTAGACCCGATAAATCGACCGATCGAAGGCCCCAACTATTTAGCAGACAAATATAAGGATTATTGTGAATTCTTTAAAAAATCAAATACAATATCTAAAAGAATGAACGATCGATTACTAGAAATTGATAAAAATGACACGCTCAGTAACACAATATCATCAAGGTCGTTCTTTGTTTCTAAAAAATCTAATATCAGCAATATAAGCCATCGAACTCCTCGCCAAATAGAGAATAATCATTCAGACGTAGTGGAAGCAGACTTGGAAAATAATAAAGAATGCAACGAGATTTAAAACCAAGCCTTAAGCTCGAGTTGTTTGTCGTTGTTATTTGGCATTACAGGATGAGATAATGGTACAGGTAGGGTGCTAACATCATTCAAATATCTCATATATCCTTGTGCTTCACCGTAGACTTGTTCAACGCAATATGCTAACACCCGCCCGTTTAAATGGTCGATTTGTTCGGTTATATTTGTATCATTATTAGAAGAATATTGTAAAAAAATACTTCTCATTATGATTTTCAAAGAATCTCCGTCTTGAGGTCCAATTATATATTGCGAGTTTGAAAGTTTATAGACTCCAGCTCGAATCCCATTTTGTAAAATTTCGATGTTATAGCTTGAAAAAAATGCGTTAGAAAGAACCGTATCATTCCAAAGACCATTTGTTGGGTTTCTAAAAGTAGTACATTGGTTTGCGGGAATCTTATCATACATTTGAAATAATTTAGAAGTATTCGGGGTTTTTATATCTATTCTTCCATTTAAAATACTCATAATTATATTATATAAATATAATTATATAGATGGCTTCAAATAAATTAATTGTAGTTGAAACAATATTTTTACTTATTCCGATTCTTTTAATCATAGCAATTTTTAAAGGAAAAATTATGATGACCAAATTTCAAAAAACAACAACGGTTGTCGCGTTAGCGTTAATGGTGGTATTGATGTTATTCCTTATGGTTCGAACATTTACTGCTAAAAAAAATAAGGACGAAAACTGGCCCCCAGTAATTGGAGAATGTCCCGATTTTTGGAGTAATGCGTTAGGGTCTAAATCTGGGTGCGTAAACGTTCATAATTTAGGAAAATGTTCTAAAAGAACGGTGGATTTTACTACCCCCGAATTTTCTGGTTCAGACGGGTTATGCAATAAATATACGTGGGCGAACAATTGCGGGGTTTCTTGGGACGGCATAACATATGGTGTAAAAAATCCTTGCCTGAAAGAGTCTGAGTAAATAAATTACATCGTAATATTAGTATAAAGAATATATCCATATCACATATAAAGTATTATGGATACATTAAATATAAATCAAATTTTGGGACGAGACATTCTTATTGACCAATTCACCACAATTTTAAAAACTTTTGAAGCAAATAAATACAACCTAATGTTTAAAAAAGGAATCTATATCTATGGTCCTCCTGGAACTGGAAAAACCGAGTTTGTCATTAATATTTTAAAAAACATATTAAATTATGATGTAATTAAATATGATGCGGGAGATTTCCGAAACAAATCAATTGTGGATACAATTTCAAAACACAACATGTCAGATAAAAATATAATGAATTTATTTTATAGAAAAGTAAAACCAATCGCTATCGTAATGGATGAAATTGACGGAATGAATAATGGAGATAAGGGAGGAATAAATACTCTTATCAAATTAATCCGCCCAAAAAAAACAAAAAAACAGAAATTAGAAGATTTTTCAATAAACCCTATTATTTGTATTGGAAATTACCATATCGACAAAAAAATAAAAGAACTGATTAAAGTGTGTAATTCAATTGAACTGAAACCGCCAACTCATCCTCAAATCAATACGATTTTAAAAACGTTAATCCCCGCACAAGATGAAGTGATTTATAAAAAAATGGTTCATTATGTTCAAGGCGATTTGCGAAAAATTAAAATGATTCACAATATATACAAAAATAACGAACATATTATTAATTCAAATACGATAGATAATATTTTCCAAACAAAATCATATAATGACGATATCAAACCTATTATAACAACGTTGTTTAATAATCAACTCACCATTTCTGACCATAATGTGATTATTAATGAGACCGATAGAACTATTGTGGGATTATTATGGCATGAAAATATAATTGATGTACTTCATAATAAACCATCCAATATTTCGATTCCATTTTATTTAAAGCAGTTAAATAACATATGTTTTTCCGATTACATAGACCGTATTACATTCCAAAAACAAATATGGCAATTTAATGAAATGACGTCTCTCATTAAAACATTTAAAAATAATAAATTGTATCACGAAACATTCAATAATCCCCCTAATGTAAAATGCGAGAATATCCGTTTTACGAAGGTATTGACGAAATATTCGACCGAGTATAACAATTACATATTTATACAATACATATGTCAGCAAATTGGTATGGATAAAAAAGATATGATTTCGTTTTTTATCGATTTAAAAAACAAACATACAGAAGCAGAAATAATTGCGATGTTTGAAAATTACGATATTAATAAATTAGACATTATTCGACTATACCGATATATTGATAAACAAAAAAAAACAGCCATCGAAAATATAGATGATGATGATTCTTACCAAGATGAGGTTATCTTCGGAAATGATTTAATTTGACGGTCTTTTCAAATAGGTATTTTCTTCTTTTAACTTCGCGTTTTCTTGCAGTAATGATTGGATTACCGTTGTTTGCTGTGTCATAAAAGCAGAATGTTTCTCTCGAAGTTGTTTTAATTCATGTTCAAGTTTTTTATTTGTCTTTATTATTTTTGAAACGATGAGTTGTTTTAATATATCGGGTTTATGTTTTTTATCACCTGCACCATAGCAGTTTAATGCTTCATTAATATCATATAAAAAAAATTGTTTAATTTCTTCATCCTTTATAAAATCGTCGATCGAGACAATACTTTCATTAATATATATTGAAGGGGTTTTTAATAATTCATATTTATCAACTGAATTTTGACTGTGAGCGAATACAAGAATTGTTTTTACCGGGTCTAATTGTACCATCGGAATGGTATAATTTTTTAAAAACAGTTTTTCTTCAGCAAACGCAGTTTCGTCATTATATCTAGTAATCGTTAATAATTCTCGTTTATATGCGAATGTTGCCGCAGTAGCATGGTTCACTCCATAGGGTCCAAAACGATACATTTTACTTAACTTATTAAAATACATATATAATTGGCTCGCCCCCGCACATAATACCTTATCATCTTGCATTAACATTTCAACTGCGTGGCTAATTCGTTCGGGAGGATAATAATCATCATCATCCATATTTACGATGATGTCTCCCTTACTCATATCATTCAATAAATTTCGTTTTTTAGAAATCGTAAGATGTTCTTCCATTTTTACATATTTTACGTAAGGAATATTTACAACTAAATCTTCAATTTTATCGGGTCCATCATCGATAATAATCCATTCTATGCGATGCTTGGGGTACTCTTGATTCGCAACACATTTAATAAGAAATGGAAAAAAAGGTCTTCTATTAAATGTAGGAGTGCATATAGTAACAAACGGAAGTTCGCTCATATATCATTCAAATTATTTATATCTTTAAGTTTATACCCACGTATATTATTTATGATTTGTAAATAATATTACCTAGCATTTGAAGCTTCTGGCTCATATTTGAATAACTCTACAGGTGTTGTATTTTTGAAAATTGGAATTTGAAAGAACATCTCTTTATATATAAGAAAAACAACAACACCTACAAGCATCGCGTATGGCGTACCGATGGTTGATTGAACGAATAAGATTACAAATAACGTTAATATAAATGAAATTGTTCTTTTTTTGGTAAATATCACCTCATAGAACATTTTTGCCAGATTATAATCAATCTTTTTCGCATCCTGTTTAACGGGCAATTTATTTATTTTTACTTTAAATACGGAAACAACGCTATAGATAAGAAGAAACAACGAAAGACACACCATGATGATTCCCATGAATGGGATGATTAAACAAAGTATGAGTATTGTGTATAACATGGATTCTTTCCACACAATACTCAGGTTGGAAAATAAAAACCATACTACCAATATTTTGCAATATATCAATACCCCCATTAAATACAAAAGAGTCATGATTGGCATAATAAATAAAATTACTTCTTCGGAACAATTGTCGTATAACAGTCCAAAATATTTTTGGTTTACAAGACAAAGTTGTTCGTATATATTAAATATAACTGCCCAAAAATAGTTTTTTACCGCCATATTCGACATACTGCAATCTGACAGGGGTTCGTCGTTTTTTCCATTATCACTTAATTTGGGTGTATTATTTATCTTAGGGGGTTCTACTTTAGCACTTGATACTTTAGCAGTATCGCTTGTCGCACTAGTATTAAGAATTTTGGAACTAGATGAGGAGACTTTGGTATCGGATGCACCACCTGATTGAGCCACGCCACATGAAGTTTCTTTGGTTTCGGGTTTATAATTCCCTTTAAACATGTTTAATTGGTCTTGGGGTTGGGGGTTAGCACGTTGTAAATCAGGCGATACCTTTTCCGCCATTTTAACTTGTGTATCTCCATCCTTTATCGTGGTCAAATTTAAAAACGCAACATTTGCGGAGACGTTAGATATAGGGGGAGGTTGATTTTTATTACTATAATGTAGTACATTATTGTATATTAATTTTAAATGTGCTAATTTGGAAGAATATAAACTATATATTCCAACCAATAAAAATAAAACAAAATAAATTAACCTTTTTTTAAGTGTAGTTAATGCCTCTTTATTCTTGTTCGAATTGGTTGTATTCTCATTTTTCTTTTTATCAATTTCTGTTTCAGCATTATTCATTAATATAATAAAAACATATAATTATTTTATAGTGTCGCGTTATTAAGATAATACATTATTTTATAATGTATTATATGATTAACTTTCTTTATGTTGCATACATAAGTCCCGCATTACCTCCAATAAATGTAATTATATTAATTCGTTCTTCAAATAATACTAAGTTATAATTATATTTATATATTCTCCAAGTAGGTTTATTAATACCAACAATCGCCCCAGTGGTAGGGTCGCATATTTGTAATGTTTGTGCGTAATTATCTAATGGAGGAACCGTCGTGTTAAATTCAAACTCAATTAGAGTAAACCGATTCGTGTTTAATGCTCCCGATGGTTGTAAGTCATATGGAGATGTGTTCATACAAAAATTATAACAATATAATCCATCTGGTGCATTCGAGGGCGTACGCGTATATTTTTCAATATAATTATACACTCCTGCGGGTTGCATATTTTCCCGATATTGCCCGTCAAGTAATATTCCTAATGTTAATAATATATTTTTCACGTTTTCACTATTATACGAAGGCGTATGTTTATACGTGCTTGTTCCACCGTTATCAATTAATTCAAACGGTGGATAATTGTATGGCCAATTTGTATAATTCGACCATTCATTTCGCAAGTTTGAATCACTTCGCTGAAAATAAAACATCCAATTACTAACCAATCCGATGGATTCAATATTTATCTTATTTGAGCCAGTGACATTATAAAAAGGAGTTTCTTTCACCTGTCTAAACAGATATTTTTGTTCATTCGCCGAAAATAGGCGTGCTTCGTCATTTGATAAAAACACATAACTACAGTTTAAATGTATGTCCGAATTCCATATGGTTCGTTTATCGGTGTAAGAATTGGTATCTAATAAACTAGTTTCAGTTGGAGGAGGTTGTAAAAAACGATAAAATTGCATTAATTCATTATTAAAGTTTGGTGCTACATAAGGATAATTATTCGCGGAGTCATTAATATCTCTAATTTGAAAAAGTTCGTTAATCGGTCGCATCGTGATGGTTATAAATAATTCGTTGTATTGAAGCGACACCATCGGGAAAGCCATTTGAGACCTTAATTGAAACCACGAATTTAAAGGAATATACAAAGTTCTTCCTCTTATGGAAGGTTCAGATTTTACAGTGTCATAAACGGCGTTTGGATAATATCCTTGATTTGTTCCAAATTGAGAAGGGTTGTTTAACTCGGTGGTATTTCCCGTCATTTCGTCGAAAAGATTTTTCTTTTCACTTGTAAAATCTCGCTGAACGCACGCCAATATATATGAGCCTGAATACTCCTGTATTTTTTGATTGCCACAAGTAATCGTAATTTGGCGAATCATTTGTGCTCCAAGATTAGTAATCCATTTAAATTCATAAGGTACCTCTTCACCATTCAGTTCAAGAATAGAACTCCAAATATTAGGAAGGTCCACCGATAAATAACAATCAACCAACAAATCTGCATACCTAGGTATTTTAAACGTAAATACGGAATCTTCATTCAACCGTAATGTTTTAGAACCTTCAAAATCAACTCTGAATTTTTGTAATCCAAAATTAGTGTATTTAGAATAAGTAGTTTTAAAAAATGTTTTAGATGGATTGCCGTTTAATATAATATTTTGTTGTCCTTCGCTTATCAAATTTAATAACCCCCCCGCCATATTATATAATTATGATTATATTAATTAACTTTATATATTTATATGGCGAATATAACAGAATCCGCAACTCAAATAGTCTATATAATAGTTAGTATTATAACTGCAGGTGTTTTAATGTATTATTGTTATACTATGAAAAATAATGAAAATGATTTCAAAGTGAAAGTAATTTATGGCTTTATTATTATTATTATTATTAATTTGTTTATTTATAATGTATACTTTGCTTCATTAAAAACAAGACAATGTTCAAATATGACATCGCTATACGGAACAATCAACGGAAAAATAAGTTCGCTTGACGAAAATGTAGAACAGTGCAAATATAATTTAGTTGACTATTATATTAAAACCGCTTATAATTGTTGTTGTGGTGGTAATTACAAAAATGATTACATAGACACATGCAATTTAACAAATGTTTTAAAACAGGGGTGCAGATGCTTAGATTTTGAAATATATTCAATAAACAATTCACCAGTGATAGCATCATCGACAAGCAAATTATTAGTAAAAGAAAGTTATAATCATATTGAGTTTGCATCGGCATTTGATATCATTAAAAATTATGCATTTTCTTCAAGCACCGCACCCAATTATAAAGACCCGATTATTTTACACTTGAGAATTAAAAGCAACAATCAAGAAATGATGAATAAACTTGCCTCCATATTTAAAGCAAACACCGCATTCATGCTTGGTACTAAATATAGCTACGAAAATAATGGAGAAAATATCGGAAAAATCCCAGTTTTACAACTACAAAATAAAATTCTTCTTATTGTAGATAAGACAAACCCGTCTTTTATGGAAAACAACAATTTATTAGAATATGTAAATCTTACCAGCAACTCGATGTTTATGAGAGCATTACAATTTTACGATATAAAAAATACACCCGATTTAACCGAATTACAAGAATACAACAAACAAAATATGACTATGGCGATGCCCGATTTAACATCAAACCCGGAAAACCCAAGTGGAATCATTACAAGAGAAGCAGGTTGCCAAATGGTAGCGTGTAGGTTTCAGTATCCAGACCAGTATTTAGCAGAAATAAACACCTTTTTTGATTCGGGCGGATATGCGTTTATATTAAAACCCGAAAGATTGCGACATATCCAAATCTATTTAGATGACCCCGTCGAACAGGACCCAAAACTATCCTATGAACCAAGAAACATACAAAGCGATTTTTATAATTTTGAAATATAGTTAATATACAGTTAATATAATATGATAAAGTCAAATGTCAACAATAAATTCTGCGCCAAAGACCAATTAACTTTTGAAGATTGCGAAATGGCAATTCTTCGTTTAGCAATTAAGGAAAACGCCAAAGTAGATGCTGAAAAGGTATTAAAAAATCCAAATTTTAATAAAATGTTATCAATTCTTACAAACTTCATTCGTCGGAAAAAATTAGTTTGTTATGGAGGCATCGCAATTAATGCGGTACTTCCAGATGAAGACAAAATATACTCGGCTGAAACAGATATTCCAGATTATGATTTTTTTTCAAGCAACGCACTTGATGACGCCAAAGAACTTGCGGATATTTATCACAAAGAAGGATTTCAAAATATAGAAGCAAAATCAGGGGTGCATGTCGGAACATTCAAATTATTTGTCGATTACGTAGCCATGGCAGATATATCATATATGCCCGTGCCTCTATTTAACATGCTTCAAAAACAAGCGGTTAATGTGGATGGTATATTGTACACCGACCCAAATTATTTAAAAATGGCGATGGCTTTGGAATTATCAAATTCAGCAGGAGATGTGACCCGATGGGAAAAGGTATTTAAGCGATACAAATTAATCGAAAAACATTTCCCTTTTAAAACCAATTGTAATGATATCAATCGAAATATTCATCCTCTTGCGGATAACATATATGAAATTATTAAAAATGCATGTATTGATAAAAATGCCGTATTTTTAGGAGATTATGCGATGTCTCAATATTCACAATATATAGAGCCTCCTAATCTACGAAATTCTTTTAAACCAGTTGCGGATATTGATGTTCTTTCGGAAGAACCCGAAGAAATCATAAAGAAAATAAAAGAAGGGTTAAATAATGAAGGCATACAAAACATCAAGATTGTAAAACATGATGCACTTGGAGAACTTGTGCCGATGTCATATGAAATTATTGTAAATAACGATACTTCTGCATTCATATACAAGCCCTTTCGATGTCATAATTATAATGTAATTGATGTAAATAATCAACGCGTTAATATTGCCACAATCGACACAATTCTTTCCTTTTATTTGGCGTTTTTATATATAAATAAACCACAATATGATACAGAACGATTAATATGTATGTGTAAAATATTGGTTGAAATATACAACCACAGCAACCTTGTAAATAATGGGGTTTTAAAAAGATTCGAATTACCTTGTATCGGTCCACAACATACGTTAAGTGATATGAAAAAGGAAAAAAATGTTAAATTTATAGAATTAAAGGGCAAAAAGGGAACAAAAGAATACGACATGTATTTTTTAAATTATAATCCAGGGCAACAAGAAGAATCTGCCAAAAACGTTCAAATTAAAAAAACACCGTCAAAATCATCATCAAAAAAACCGCAACGTAGCAAAAGAGTTTTATATACAAAAAGAAGACGTTTTAACAACTCGAGAAATAAAACATACAAGCATAAGGGTCGCAGATTCTCGTTTTTTGGTAAAAGGTTGTAAACTGAATGAGGTCATCACTTAAAATGGTTCATAATTTTATTTAACACATAAAACAATAACGCAAACAAAATACTTGTAAACAAAAACCCATTTATATTGTAGTTCCCGTCTGTTGCAAATAATACGGGAAAATAAGAATACAAATATTTACGAAGTATAGGTAATTGAAATAAAAAATATAATACGCATAATAGAATTGGCATTTGGATTTCATTATACAAATCATCTAACTTATCTCGATTCTGTTGAGAGTTATTATATGTATTTATAATATCGGAGGTGTCTACATTATTTGAAATATAATCGGGCTCACTGTGGTTCGGTATATGATTTACTTGTATTTGTGGGTCAATTGAGATTTTTTCGGTACTGGTTGGAATGTCTCTTGATTTTAACATCGTGATACCGCTCGTTGTCGCTTGCTGTAATCCGCTAACGATTTGATTTATAGTGAATTGGTCAAGCGATACATTTCCTCCTACATCTACATTATTGCTTTTTGCAAAGGATGCATCTTTATCTGGTTGATGTAAAGGAACGTTGATATTATTGCCTACACCTCCAACTCCAGAACCACCCCCACACATAGGGTCAATCGGAAGTTCTGTAATGTTTGTCGTATTACTCATAAATATTATAAAGATTGATTGATTATAATATTTACGCAAACAACTATTCAAAATATATCGTTTTTTTATTATTTTTACAATTTATGTGTTCTACATTATATTTATAACATTTTCCATCAAATTTAAATATTTTGTCAACCACAAGTTCTGGTTTGGGTGCCTTAAAAAGAGTACACATATCCCCTTGACACACTTTTCTAAAAAGAGTTGCTACGCCAATACCTAACAAAACAGATAACAAATAGATTCCCGCTTTGGTTTTAAAGTACTTGTGAATATTTATCATTATATATCTAATGTATAAAAAAAATTATGCTTGAATTGGTATGTTGTGTATAAGCGTTGGGTTCATCGGGCACGCCACTTCACGTTGGTTATACATAAAACAATTAGAGGAACCATCCTTTACCATCATTTTATTAAATCTTTCGGGGGTAGGATATATATGAATTGTTTTTATTTCTGGACCTAATATGTAAATAAAAATAAGTCCTAAAAGTAAACTTATTATAAATACGGGTAATGATAAATAGGTTAACAACATAATATAGGATGTTATTAAAATTATATAAAATTTAATACGTCAGTCATTATTTATCCTACCATCTATGCGGATAATGGTTCTTCGTATTCGGTTAACGCAGGTTCGTCTTCTAATAATATAATTTCTTCCTCCTCATCGGAAGAATCGTCATCTTCGGATGAGGACGATGAGGAATCGTTATCTTCGGAGGAGGACGATGAGGAATCGTCATTTCCTCCGCTTTGTTTGTTCTTTTTCTTCTCTTCCTTGGCTTTTTTCTTTTCCTCCTTTTCACGCTCCTTATCTTTTTTGGCCTGTTCCTTGTCTTCCTTGGCTTTTTTCTTTTCCTCCTTTTCACGCTCCTTGTCTTTTTTGGCCTGTTCCTTGTCTTCCTTGGCTTTTTTCTTTTCCTCCTTTTCACGTTCCTTGTCTTTTTTGGCTTGTTTCTTTTCATCTTTTTCGTAATCATTCTCTTCATTTTCTGGTTTCTTCTTTTTTGTGGTGGTGTTTTGTTTCGCTACATTTTCATTTGTTAAATATGACGAAATTTGAAACTCCTTAACGCTTGATTCAAAACATAATTCGAGACTATTAATCGTGTTTTCTTTTTGAATTAAATGGTACTCTTGGGTTGTATCGTTATATTCTACAAAAGATGTCTTATATTTGTGTTCGATTAATGATTTGTTTAATGGAAGTAAGCGATCGATATAAATAGCTACCGCATTTTTAATAGATTGTGTATTATTGGTACGCACAAAATTCCCCATTTGGGTTTTAATTTCATTAATATTCGCATAAATATCCGATTGTATTTTTTTAATTTCTATTAGTTTTGATTTAGTTAAGGTTGCGTTGTCATAGTCAGTCAAGGTCGACTCTAATATTTCAGTATCTTCTGTAATATTTTTTTTATATTTATCAAACAATTTTAATGCCTCAACCGAAGTAATATATCCGAATAACATGTTATTTTTATCCTTGATAACATTTTGTTTATTTTCCTCGATGCTAGATTCAATACCATTTATATAATTTGTAAGTAAATCACAGTGTCCTACAGCAATATTAATTGACAATTCACAAGGGTTTCGCGTATCGCCACATTTCACAATCAGATGTCTCACCAGCGTTTCGGGGTCGTATAATTCTTTAAAAATGGTTCCAGATGATTTGGAGCAATTAATACATTTGAGTTTTATGTTTGCAAACTTTGCTCTTTTTTCTTTTAATGTAAGAGTCTGGTCATTTCGAATCGAGTTTTTATACTCTTTTCTTTTTTCATAATACTCATTTTTCACTTTATAATAAATATCCATCGCTTCATTAAACTCGGGCTTTTTACTCATTCCTACTTATATTTATGTTATTATTATTTTTATACAAAGTATCAAACTCATTATTCCATGAGGGCAACCCAGTAATTAAATCTTGCGACTCCTTTCTTTTAGCATCCTGATAGTTTTTAATTTTCGATAAAATATATTCTTGTTTTTGAAGTTCTTGTTGTCTTTTTTCGGAAGTATTTAATTTTCCTTTATATTTATATATCAAAATACACAATACCACTCCAATAAACAACAAAAACCCGCCGATGTTAAAGACAACGTTGTTGTATTTCTCTTTAAAGTCCTTACATTGTTTTAATGTTGTACTCAAAAAGTACTTTACACCTGGTTCAACTAATATGGGAGGTTGCAAATTATCATAAAAAGACATAATAAATAGTAATATTATAGTAAAATAATTTATACATACAATTTATAATGATTAATTACTTTGTTTTTATAGTAACCATGTTAGTATATTATTATGTATTTAAACCAACATCCACGACGGATACTTTACAAGAGGATAAAATCAAACAATATACTAGTTTAGGTGGTTTTTTTCTCGCGAATCTCATTCTTCAACTAATCGTAAATGTATCGGTCGTCATGAATATATGTAAAGATAGCGGGTCAAACAGTATGATTAAAAACTTGTTGACTGCCGCCCTTTTTACATTCTTCCCGTGGACGTTTATTTTTGGGACAATCATCTTCATATTAATCCTATACCCAAGCTTTAAAAGCGGATTTTCCGATGTGGTTGGCTACTTTTTAATATACGATACCGCAAACAATATATTAAATCAATTAATCGATGTGAATAAAATGTCCGAGGATGGTTCACAATCGTCTTCACCTGACACGGTTGTAGCAATCGAAGCCATACAAAAAATATATGGAAATACTGGAATCCTCATCAATAAAATTGTCCCCGACAATTTCGTCTACGTGTGGGACAACATATTGCAACCGTTATTTTCAAAAAGCATTAAAAATGACAGGGATAAATTAAACAAATTAAAAGAAGAACTATTACAAGTAGTGATTCAACGCGACCATATTGGCGAGGCGATGTGGTTTTTATATACAGGAATCATCGTAATATCGATTATCTCATACAACATATCATCGAAAGCGTGTGCAAATGACCCCGCAAGTATGCAGAAAAAATACAAACAGTATTTAGAGGAAGAACAGGCAAAAATAGAACAAAAGTCAAAACAAGAAGGTACCGAGTATACGTTAAAATAAAGTATCCACCATAAACACTTACCCAATATACAGCCCGTATTTTACAACAAATTCAATCATATTTTCCGACCCCATCGAATGATTGCACGAAAAACAGATGGGTCGTAAATTATTAATTTCGTGAGTTCCTCCGTTTTTTTCACTAATTACGTGCCCCACCTCAAAATTAGTATTGGTGATTAATACTTTTTTACAACACAAACACCGATGCTGTATGATGTATTGTCCAATATAGTGGTTCCACACAATAATTCTTACATTTTTTGGAATATTTTGTTTTTTTCTTTTAGGCTCTTTTTCACGCTTTTTTGCGTCCTCAATCAAAGCTTTGCGTTTGGTTAATTCTTCGTATTGTAAGTTTAACTCGTGCATTTTACGGGATACCTCCAGTTCATCCTGTTCGAACTTTTTTTGTTGAACCGATGAACTCGATTCTTGATAAAAATATTTCGATGCGTGTAGGGTTTTTACACCTTGCGTGGGGTCGCTTCGTTGACTGGTATAGGATGTATCATCCGTTATGTCGGATACAACGCTTATTTCATCAAATTGCGGGAGAGTTTGAGGATACATAAATTTCTCAAAAGGGTTGCTTGATATTGACATGTATCGTATTATTTAAGTATATAATAAATATATTATATGTTTAAATTGTTTCATTCTAGGATTGTTGCCCGGTACGAGGTATGGAGTGCGAGTTAAAATTTATTGATGATGATTTCTTTTGCCAAGTTTTTAATTATTTTGTTGTGAATAAGCGGGGCGTGGTCCGCACTATTTTCACCGATCGCAATCACGATGCGGTTCAAATCTCGGTTCTTTGAAGAAACCGAATTACTGCACTCGGGGTATTTTTGGCTCCAATTTGGAATAAGCATGACGTTTTTATGGGCGACCAGTTTAATGGCTCCGGTGATTTTATCTTTCGTGTCCTTCTCTTTTTCCCATTTATTAGAATCTTTTACATATAAGATTTCCCGTTTCAAATCACTACAATGTATTGGCCTTTTATAAATATCAATACATTTCAATTCGCGAATGATTAGTTTTGAGATTCCGTCAATAAACCCGTATTTACCCACGTTCTCAAGGTCCGTAAAGTCGATTTTCATAGAATTCACAAAATCCACGATATTCATCGCATTCTTACACTTTTCATTCAAAAATACATTTAAGTTAAATTTATTGTTGTTATTGCTATTCGTATTATGAACCGTATTAATAACGGTCTTCTCTTTACCGCAAATTTCAATCAACATCTTGGTCTGCTCTTTAAAATCCTTATTCTGCTGTAAAATAAGCGTCTTAAAATCTTGATTGTCTTTGATTAACTTAAGCATCAACTCTGTATTTGCGATGTCTTTTTCGGCGTGGCGAGGTACGATTGTCGTTGCACTTGCAGAAACCCCAGCACATTTCTTTTTATGCTTACATAACCCAGACATATAAATGTAGTCTTTCCCACACACACAGGAAAATCGTTGAGGTTTGCTCTCTTCCTCCTCCTCCTGCAAAACTGCGGATGTTTTTTGACTATCCTCTTTTATCCCATTTATCCGTGTATGTTTAGCAGTTAAAATATGACGTTGATAGTCTCCTTTTTTAGAGCATTTAAAGAGACAAGGTTCGCAACTAAATTTTACGTTCGGATTTTGATGTTTTTTATTATCCATTTGGCGGTTAAATGGATAATAAAAATTACATCTAAATTATTTTTTTGTAATAAAAATATATTTTTTATGGTCATAAAATATTCGAAAGAATAACGGGTATGACATCATCGCAGTCTCAACCACTTTTTTTTTGAAACTCCCTTCGGCTTTTCATTTTTGGACATTTATAAATGTCCAATTTTGAAATGTCAATTTACTTTTCAACTTTTTTTACTTATTTTATAAAATAAGAATAACTATAATTAATAAATAATACCTTTAAAAAGGTATAACCAAATATCATGTTTTGGAATTTAGCTTTACAATAATTCCCCGCCCAAGTTAGGCCCACCAAAGTTATAAAAAGAAACTATGAAACTCTTTATTTTTCTTCCTATTTCTATCCCTGAAAATCAAAAAAGTAGACTCATGTATACCTTTAAAAAGGTATAACCAACTATTATGTTTTGGAATTTAGCTTTACAATAATTCCCCGCCCAGGTTAGGCCTGCCAAAGTTATGAAAAGAAACTATGAAACTCTTTATTTTTTTTCCTATTTCTATCCCTGAAAATCAAAAAAGTAGACTCATGTATACCTTTAAAAAGGTATAACCAAAGATTATCTTGGAATTTAGCTTTACAATAATTCCCCGCCCAAGTTAGGCCTGCCAAAGTTATGAAAAGAAACTATGAAACTCTTTATTTTTCTTCCTATTTCTATTCTTAAAAATGAATCGAGGTGACTCAAATACAACCCGATATACAGTAAAATATAAGACAATTTTGGTATATTATCCAAATGTTCCATTATTATATATGATGTAAATAACAATATACCAAAAAACGAAATAAGGTAATAAATAGGTGTGGATGATATTTTTTAAAATTGTCGACGCGTTTTGATGTATTTTTATTATCCATTTGATGGTTAAAATGGATAATAAAAAAACATCCCAAAATAAAACAAAAATATATTTATCGTCATAAATTATTCGTAAAATATAAACGGTTGACAGCACGCCAGTCTCAACCACCTTTTTTTTGAAACTCCGTTCAGCTTTTCATTTTTGGACATTTATAAATGTCCAATTTTGAAATGTCAATTTACTTTTCAACTTTTTTTACTTATTTTATAAAATAAGAATAATATAAGTATTTTGTAAGGTATATTTACTAAAAGTAGGTAACATAGTACATTAAGCTTATATATATTAAAATACCTAACACAATAGAGAGCAACCACATCGGCAAGATTGTTTTGTTTCTATACCCTACCCCAAATTCGCGGAGACTTCCATCCGTATTATACAAAAATGCGGGTTTATACATTTGTATTGTCGCAAACAGAATGACAAAAATAATAATTGATACAAGGGGTAAGTTTTCTCTTATTAGTTGTTTCATATTATATATACTAACAAAATATTACTTTATCTTCCAAAAACCCCCAAAAGTTATTCAATAATTCCCCGCCAACTAATTTCCAAGTTAGGCCCACCAAAGTTATGAAAAGAAACTAATAAACTCTTTATTTTTCTTTCTATTTCTATCCCTGAAAATCAAAAAAGTAGACTCATGTATACCTTTAAAAAGGTATAACCAAATATTATGTTTTGGAATTTAGCTTTACAATAATTCCCCGCCAACTAATTTCCAAGTTGGGACCACCAAAGTTATGAAAAGAAACTATCAAACTCTTTATTTTTCTTTCTATTTCTATCCCTGAAAATCCAAAAAGTAGACTCACGTTTTGGAATTTAGCTTTACAATAATTCCCCGCCAACTAACTTCCAAGTTAGGCCCACCAAAGTTATGAAAAGAAACTATCAAACTCTTTATTTTTCTTTCTATTTCTATCCCTGAAAATCCAAAAAGTAGACTCACGTTTTGGAATTTAGCTTTACAATAATTCCCCGCCAACTAACTTCCAAGTTAGGCCCACCAAAGTTATGAAAAGAAACTAATAAACTCTTTATTTTTCTTTCTATTTCTATCCCTGAAAATCCAAAAAGTAGACTCACGTTTTGGAATTTAGCTTTACAATAATTCCCGCATACCAAGTTCCAGGTTGGGACCACCAAAGTTATGAAAAGAAACTATCAAACTCTTTATTTTTCTTTCTATTTTTATTCCCGAAAATCAAAAAAGTAGACTCACGTTTTGGAATTTAGCTTTACAATAATTCCCCGCCAACTAATTTCCAAGTTATGCCCACCAAAGTTATGAAAAGAAACTATCAAACTCTTTATTTTTCTTCCTATTTCTATTCTTGAAAATGAATCGAGGTGACTCAAAGTATACACCGACCCGACATATACTGTGGAAATACATCGAGTTTGTCATATTATCCAAATGTTCCATCTCACTATATGAAGTAAAATATAATCTCACTACTCCCCGAAGTATCGTCTTAATTGCGTCATAATATCGTTTCTTAAAATTAACGACGCGTTTTGATGTTTTTTTATTATCCGTTTGATGGTTAAAATGGATAATAAAAAACATCACAAAATAAAAACGAAAATATATTTATCATAACAAATTATTCGTAAAATATAATCGTTTGACAGCACGTCAGTCTCAGCCACCTTTTTTTTGAAACTCCATTCAGCTTTTCATTTTTGGACATTTATAAATGTCCAAATTTGAAATGTCAATTTACTTTTCAACTTTTTTTGGTAAAAAAAAATATAATATAAATCTTGGAATCTTGGAATACTTTCTATTTTATTTAGTAATAATCCGAATAGTTATCCACTTCATCCGACCCGTAATTACCATCTAAATAATCTTCCGTATAGTCCGCCATATCGTCGTCTTCTACATTTCCTTCATTTTCTTCGTATTCGCCTTCATTATACTCTTCGATATTATCAAGGTTCGCAACCTTTTTACCCATTTTTTTCTCATACGCCGCCATTTTTTCACCAAATTCTCGTTCTTCGTCGTAAGTGTCGACATCGTACATCGTTAACCCTTTTTCAAGTCCCTTACCCCAAACACCGAGTTTAAGTCGTTTTAATGTCATGTCGAGTGTGCTTTCTTCTTTGGTTATGCCCTTTAATCGATCGGTGATTTCGTCTTTTTCTTTTTCTTTCAATTTAAATATTTTGTCCATAATTTCATCGTAAGATGTGTCAACGCTCTCCTTGTGGTTTGTTATGTTGGTAATGTAGGCGACCAACAATTCGCCCACTTTCTTTTTGAGAGCTCGTTTATATCCTTGGATAACGTTTGAGTCTTCCTTGTCAATCGGGGTTATAAACTCGGAACGGGTATTTATGTGGTCTGTTTCTTCCATCGTGGTTGTATCATTTGGTTCATTTCTAGTGGTGTCTGATTGCCGAACAATCATATCATTTTCATTTGATAATTGAACGTACATCATTAACGCGTATAAAAAGAGGTATTCAAACATCAGCTTGTTGGTTCGTTCATTAAACAAATCGGGTTCGTTATTTTGGTTGTATGTGTTTGAATAGCAAGGGAACATTTTTGTGATATTTAGAATGTCGGCGGATGTGTTTTGAATGGTTGTTAATACGGAGTATAATGCGGTGTTATCATAAAACTTCTTTAAATTTGCGTAATGTTTAGATACGAAACTGATGATATCATTATTATGGTTTGTTGATAGTTTCCAATATTTCGGGAGTAATAATTCAGAATAATTCACGCCTTTTAATATGATGTTTGGAAATGTACGTAGTAAGTTTTGAATTGAATTTTTAAAAAAGTTGAGTCCGGTGTATAATGAGTCGTCTTGTATTTTAAATTCTTGGTTTCTTACGTTATTCTCAGATTTCCAAACAAATGCGTTTGTGGCGATAAAATCTTTTATATGTTTCATTTCGTTTTTGGATACGTTTCCGTAGGTATTGATGTATTTCACGAGTTCGGTTTTCATCGTAGATATGTTTGTATGTAAGTAATTATTGATATTTTTTATGCCTTCGTTGGTGGGGGTTTTCATCATTTGTTGAATCGATTCTTTAAATTTCCACTCTAATTGCCCGATTTGTCTAGGTGTTGTTAACGGGGGGAGTTGAATATAGTTTGTGAGTTTTTCGATGGGGGAATAAGTAATGTTAAAATATTCTAGATGGATAATATTTTGTCTGTTAGCTAATTGTAATAATCTCAAGAATCCTTCATTTGTGTATGATTTCCCGTCGTTTTTTAATTTTTTAATAATTTCTTGGATGCTGTCTTTTTCGTTTACATAAACAGGTTTATCGGGGCATAATGGTAAAAAGTCGCTAGGGATGGGCATCATACTTTTAAATTTACAAAACAGAATGAATGCGGAATAGATTGTATCTTCATTAAATTCAAGTGTGATTGGAGGATATGTATTTTTGGTGTTTATTTTGGTGGTGAATAAAGAGGGAGAATAGATGGTTTGTATGTCGGTTAATAAATGGGCAAGTTTTTGTACCTGTGCGTTGAGTGTAATGATGTCGGGTTCTTTGTCTTGAAAATACTGGATGGTTGTTTTTTTGTCTAACTCATTACAACACGAGTTTTCGATGTATTGTTGGTTCGACATCGAATGTAGTAGCAGTTTCTTTTTATTGATTACATTTTGTATTTTTGTTTGAATTTCTAATGAAAACCTGATAATTTTACTTTTGATGACCATTATCTTTTCGTGTTGTTGTGTGTTTCCGTGTTTTAAATCGGTTATTAACCCACTATTAAATTGAGGGGTGATGTTTTCAACGTGTTTTATTTTGAATGGAAGTAAAGGGGGTAAGAAATGAACCCAGTTAATAATTTCATATTCGGGAAGAACGATTGCCTCTGGATTGTATAATAGGTATTCGACCTTTTCTTTCATTTTCAAAACAATATTTGGGAGTGTAATAAGTTGTTCTATCATTTTTTGTAATTTGTCGGCGATCATTGTAGCGGATTTTCTCTGTAAACTGTTCCAAGGTTCGTACGGAGTTTTTAATTTTGTAAGCGTGCAGGCAAGATATATGACACTTGAATAATCGCCAGTTCCTTCCAAGGGGTATCCGCTGAAGGATTTGATACAGCCTGGAACCGTTTTCCTTGTTTTTATTTGGGGCATGCTAGTTTGGATTGCGATTAACAGTACGCCGACGGTGGAGAATAATAATCCTTGGTTGTATACTTCGGCGAATGAAGGTAGAGGTTTGTCCGATTCCCTGACGCGTTTTTTGTATAGTTCTTCGTTGGGCAAATTTTCTTTTAGATGTTCCAAAACGTTATTAATGATGAATTCTAATTGAGCGTCCACATTCAGTCCGATTTCAATTGAAATGGTTTGGACGATGTTATATATTTTTAATGTTTCTGGAGTATTGAATATTTTTTGTTTTTTGACTTCTCCCAGTATATTTTGCCCGACATCTTCTTCCATAATGTCGTGGGTTTTCATTTTAAACCCGTTTTCGTATCCTTCTTCTTCGTCGTAATCTATTTTTTTAATCATATATAACGTGTGTTTATCATACCAGCTATCACCGCTCACGAACCCAATTTGTTTGACAATTAAATCTACATAATCGTTATATTTATCGGGGGAATTTAAATATTCTACTGCGAGAGTGTATCGGAATGCGGGCATTAGTTTCACATCTGTTTTATTACAGTATAGCCAATGTTCTGATTCGGATTCGTTGTTTAGTCCAGGTTGGTTGACGTAGTGTTTTCTTGTGAACAAATTGGCGAATTTAACGGTATAGTGTTGTCTTTTAATGAAATCGCTCATTCCAAAAATAAGGTCTCTTAATTTTGCGTATGGAGAAAGCGGGTACATTTTAGTATTCTCGTCGGTCCCGATTTCTTGTAATCCAATTAAATAATGTTTGTTGGTGTATTTCAATAGTGAGTTGACGTGTAGTTTGCGTAGTTGAAGTTCGATGGAGAGGAAATAATTAAAGTTCGCCTTTATTTGTTTTTGATATTGGGTCAATGTGACGTTGTATTTTTCATCGAATTCGGACATAACACTACCGATGAGTGTTTTTTGCATTTCTTGTTTGGATATTTCCATGGATTCGCACGTTTCCGGGGTGGAATATTTGCTAATACAATTTGTTTGTAAATTACAGAGTAGATTATTATTGTCGGTAATTGCGTCTACACCGATGGTGTCATCTAAAACCCACGTGTTATTTTTACGAATATAATATGTAATTGCGGGTTCAACCGTTAAATCGTGTAATATTGCGTGGTGTCCGTCCTTTACGGTTTTATACCCGTTTCTTAACGTTTCCGCCAAGTAGGTTGCGTGTTCCTGTGTAAGTTTTAGTTTTTTGGAGAGGTCGGCAATTAAAAAATTCAAGAATGCGGTGGTCTCCATTGTTTTCAGTTGGGTTTCGTATTTGTCCAAGATGCCGTAATTGGTGTCGTCGTATTTTTGGTCAAAATAGATATCGGGTTCGTTGTTGTCGTTTAAGAGGTCTTCTTTGCTTAAATAGTTTTTGGCGATGGTGTACGTTTTGCATTTTTCATTATTTTGTTTTGTTTTGATTGTGTTTTTTAGTTGTTTTTGTTGTTCTTCAAACAATTCATTCATTTCAGTCGGAAACATTAAATGTATATTTTCTAACGAGAGATAGGCAACGTATAAGGAAGTATTGTCCTGTAATAATAATTGGGTCAGTAGTTCTGAATTTGTAATCTCTTTGGCGCGTTGATTTGAAATGTCGTAGTAGTTTTCAAGTATAGGTTCTTTGGTGTTTTTGTATTCAGACAATATTCTTAAGATAGAGAAAGCTTGACGTGTAAAGTTGGGCGTATTTTTTCGTCGTTTGAATGTCATAAACATTTTACTTTTGTTGATGTATTCTTTGTTGTAGTCTGAAATTTTTTCATTTAAAAATTGGGTGATGGCTTTATACTGCATGTATGTTATGTCGTCGGTGTATATTCGAAAGGGTTCTAAATAGTTGACTATGTCGACGATGGATAATTTGCCTTTAATGTATTTTTTAACGAGGTTAAACAATACTCTTGTTTTTGGGATGATGCTACTGACAAATTTATCGTATTTTTCTTTTTTGAGTTTTGGATTTTTTTCGTTGTTGGGTAGGTTTAAGACAAAGTTTTTGATGTTATTAACGAAATTATCTTCGTCGTAATTGATGTCGGTCTCAATATCATTTAATAATATTTGTTGAATGTTTGTTTGTTTTTTTAATAATTTCCAATAGTTTAAAAAGGTATTATTTAGATTTGCCTTTTCCAAGATGGTTGTTCCAGGTAGATTTATTCTTGAAAAATGGATGGTGGGTTCTGGAAGAGTGATAAACGACTTTATTTCAAGCAAATCATTTGGCGTCACTGGGTTTCGGGTTGCGATTAAATCGCTTCCTTTAAAATTGGTTGCGGTTAATTTGTCAAGTCCGGTGGTGTATCTTTCAAACAAACATCGTTTTTTGACGATTCTGTTTTTTGAATATACGGAAGAATATAAATTACCGGTGTTGTCAACGACGACATTTAAATCGGTTCCGACGTAAAGATTGTTGATGATATCATTTACATTTTCCGAGTTGTTGTATTCAAACGGAGTGAATGGACCGTTTAACTCTGTGAATAAAAGGTCGTATTTATTTTGTTCGTTTGTGGATTCAATCTGGTATTGTTTCATAATATTATTTATTGCATTCAGGTCCTCTGTCATATCGATTGGTTGTATATATTCTTCTTGTGTATCTGGGTCAGGGGAATTATATATTTTTTTGATGTTTTTTACAACTGGTATAATCCAGTAAAGTGGTGTGTCGAACTTTTCAAAATAAGACAACATCGGTTTCCAGTATGCGGTGTGAGTGCGTTTTGATGTAATGTTTCCGTATTCATCAAAATCCGAAAAGGTTTGTCTTAGTTGTTTAAATCGCTCGATCATTTTATGTATGTTATTTAACGTGGTTGGGGTCCTGTTGTTGGTTGGGATTCTAGCAAGTAAATTATCTAACAAATCTTGTGTTTGTGCATCGATATCGTATCGCTGTTTTAATTTATCGACCGCGACATATTGATATATAGGTTCAAGGATGTCATCTTCAAAACGAATTTCATTTGCGTTTAAAATAATTTCTTTGAGTCTATTTTTAACTTTATTGTCGTTGGTTGGTTCTACGTTGTCGTAATCGTAATCAATCCCTTCCAAATTATCAATATCAAAATCGGTTGATTGAGGTTGAAGGGTGGGTTCAGGTTCAGGTTGTTCTGGTTCAACCTTATCTCTAATTTCTATATATTCGATTGGAATGAGTAAAGGAATGCCTTTGTAGTCAAAGTTAAGATAAATGATTTCGTTGGATGGGTATATTTTAATTTCGACCATGTCTTCTTCTAGATTCGTAATTTCTCCGGTAATTATTTTGGGCAATTTTCCCGAAAAATAAATGTTAACCCATGTGTTGGGTAATAGGTTATTTTGAATGGCATAACTTGGGCTATCTTTGCGACTTAATAATTCTATTTCGGAGATAGTATTATTTTCGATGGTTCCGTCCTCGTTAATTTTTAATTCGACGATTTTTAAATTGGAGGTGTTAATAAGTTTTAAAAAGGTTGAGTCGAGATAATCAATAAAAAAAACGTTGTTATTTAATTGTTTATTTGTTGGGTCTTTTATGTGGATGATATCACCAAGTTGTAATCCTAAATTAACATTTGGGCTATTTGTTGGCGGTGTAGTTGTCATTCCTATATTTAATGTAGAATATATTTAATGATAATAATAACTTATTACAAATGGTTCATTTATTCTCCGATACAATGGGGGAAAGGGAGGGAGGGAGGGTATCACCTCGATAGTAGATAATTGTCGGGATGAATCTAGTGTGGTGTTTATTGAAATAAATTAAAAAATGGTTTTTAATTTATTTAATGTAGTCTAACTACTTTTTCTTACTCTAGCTACATGGTCCACGGTATACACGCATGAATCAAATCTTGTAATACACTTACACTTATAATTGGTCTATTTTTTTTTATCAAGTTTTAAAAATTGCTTGTGTAAGTCGTTGTAAATGACGTATAATATTTTAAAAGATTCTTTTAAAATTTGCACTACGCTACTGGTGTCTTTTGGCTCCTTGTAAGCGACGCGAATAACGCTATAATTGTCGTGTGGGTGAAATTTTTTAAATCCGCAATAAGATAGTATTTTTGCACCGTCGAAATATTTTGTGTATAATACATACTCAATAATTTTTCCGATGGTGTAGTCTTCATTTTCCAAGTAAATATCAAAACAATTCTGCATGGTTGAGGATGACCTTTCAATTTTCAATTCGTTTGTATCCATTAATTGGTCTATGGAATGAATTCTTTCCATAATATTGACACACGCTTTTTGTAATAATTCGTTGTTTGTAAATACGCCGATGCTTTCTATGATGAAATCGTAGCTGTCTTCTTTGGTGATTCTTAATGCGTCGAGCATTTTCCAATTTCTCAATTCAAAGTCTATCTCTTGTTTTTTCATTTGCTGGTCTTTCCATTCTTGTAGTTTCTTTTTGGATTCCAATTCGATTTTCCCGATATCGGGTGTTTTTCCGTAGGAGCACGTGGCAACAACGTTAAACATTCCGTCTTCTTTTGCGGTTCCTATCGTGAATTTCGAAGTCAATTGAATTTTCTCTCCAGGTATTTCATCACTTAATTTTGGGCGTAATCTTAGGAAATCAATATATTGGCCTGTGTAATTATTTGGCGGAAATATATCGTGGGTGTCCTTGTCGCTTAAATAGGTGTTTGTCTCAATATTTTTTATTTTAAAATTTTCGGTAGTGACATATATTTTAACATCGGTTGTATTTTCGACATTTACTTCTAAAATATAATTTTTAAGTGGCATATCAAGGTCGTTAATATGTATCGGGATACAACTCAATCGTTGTTTAATAATTTCATTATGAAAACGGCTTGTATTTGCGGTGATTGTACATTGGTTTTCTTCATAAGGGGAGGTTTTAAATACAACTGTTTTTATATCGGATAAGATGACCCGTCTTATGGAGTTTGCTAAACTTACATTAATATTACTAATGGTGAATGTTAGAACGTTATTTGTTTCGGATATATTTTCAACTTTAGGATTCATTATATAACTTATATACTTATATTTAATACTATTAAATTAATAATCAATTTTTTTAATGAGTTAAAAAAAACATTTTTAATTACTATAAAATAGTAATGAGTTCTATCTTATATTATAGTAATTTTTGCAATCATTCGAAAAATATCGTGCAACAATTATCAAAGACAACTGTATCAAAGGATATTCATTTCATCTGTATTGATAAACGGGTGAAGGACGAGAACAATAAAGTTTATATCATTCTTGAAAACGGCCAACGCATCATTATGCCCGAAACATTAAATCGAGTACCTGCTTTATTATTGTTAAACAACAATTATACTATTTTGTATGGGGACAACATATTGAATTATTTAAAACCCAAGCAAGAAATGGCGGTTCAGGAATCGACGAATAACAATATGGAGCCTTCGGCGTTTTCTATTTCAAAAACGGGCTTTGGAATTGTATCGGACCAATATAGTTTTTTGGATATGTCGAATGACGAGTTGAACGCAAAGGGGTCGGGTGGACTACGACAGATGCATAATTACGTTGATTTATTTTATTCGGATAAAATAACGACCACACCCGAAGAGACGGATATTAAAAGCAATAAGCTTTCGGGCGAAATAACGTTGGATTCATTACAAAAACAGCGTGAACAGGATTTTCAAAATATAAATAATAAAAGAAAATAAATATATAAAAGATTAATAAAATTATAGGTATGTCAAGTAGTTCTGGAATATTGAGTGCGTTCAACGAACATTTTATTGAATTTATAGAAGATATTCAACATCTATTTCCGAACGACCAAACGTTGGCTACTGCGAAAAACTCTTTGCTTGCGATAAAGCGGGCCAACCCAAAGATGTTAATTAAAATTTTTAAAACATTTGTTGTTGGAAAATATAAGAAAGAGATTCAGGAGGGAGATATTGATTTTTTTATCAATAAGGATTATTCGCAAGAAATCAAGTCGGAAGGTGCGGATGTCATTTTGGCGGCGATTGATAAGTTTCGCGAACCGATTAAATTACTGAATGATGAAGACAAGGAAAAAACAATAAAATATATTCAAAATTTGTTAAAATTGTCTGAATTATATGATAATAATTAAATTGATAATTACATTCTCATTAATTTAATTTAAATATTTAGTTCTAATACTTATATAATGATTTCAGAATCTCAAGAAGTTGCCACGATGCCCGAAGATTTTCATAAGATTGTGAATGACTTTGTGCATGATATACGAAATACATTTCCCGAATATAATGTATTTATTGATAAATGGTGGAAAGAAAGCATGGATTCTTCATCAAGTGAATATATATTTAACTACTGTTTAAAAAAGTATCCTCCTCGGTTTTTTGACATTTTATACCAAAATAACGATATTTTTAAAGAGGACTCAACGATTGATACAGAGTTTTTGCCGTTTATTCATTTTAAAAATTTATGGAGTTGTAATATTAGTGAAAAAACGAGGGATACGATATGGAAATATTTACAATTGTTGTTATTTTCGATTGTTGGGTCGTTGAAAAATAAGGATTTGTTTGGAGATACTGCATCTATGTTTGACAATATCAATCAGGATGAGTTTAAAACAAAGCTCGAGGAAACAATTACGCAGATGCAAGTACTTTTTGATTCTAACAAAAATGCGGGTACTTCTCCGGAGACACCTCACGAGATTGATGTGAATCATATACCGAAGGCATCGAAACTACAGGAACACATTTCAGGAATGGTTGGTATCATCGACGGAAAATTGGGAACCATCGCCAAGGAAATTGCGGAAGAGACGATTTCTGATATGAATATGAATTTGGATGATGTGAAGGATGTAAAGGATGTGTTTGAGAAGTTATTTAAGAATCCATCCAAATTAATGAATATGGTGAAAAGTGTGAGTAATAAATTGGACAATAAAGTAAAGTCGGGCGAAATTAATGAAGAAGATTTATTGCTTGAGGCGGGAGATATTATGAAACAAATGAAGAATATGCCTGGTATTGAAAATATCCAATCTTTGTTAACCCAATTTGGGGTGGGCGATTTAAATAATATAGCGAAATCGTTTATGAATACGAACTCAAATGAGAATAATATGAGTGTAGTTTCGCAACCGAAAGCGTCGTCTGTCCGCTCCAAAAAACGACCTGCGATGGTAAGCAAGCAACCTCCCACCCCGAAATATAATTCTCCTTTGCTTACGGATGAAGAATTAATGGAATTATTTAAGAAGTAGGATTTGTAGTAATCGGTTAAACATCCAATAAACAAGTATTTATATTATATATATATATAATGTCAATACCATTTTGGGCAAACAACCCTTTTATTTTATTTGATAAGGAGTATATTTTTGAACTTTTCCCACAACCGAATATGACACAATCACAGAAATTGAATTCGATTTCAAGGTTGATTCTTTTCATTACAATTTTAGGGTATATTTTTACAGCATCCGCGCGATTGGTCATGATGTGTGCGGTGACATTATTTATTATTTTTATATTACACCAATCACAACAACGGCGAAATGTAGAAGGTTTTAAAGCAAGTTCGAAGACAAAAGTCAATATTGCTGGGACGAGTGAGACGAAGCCTCTGCCCCAGTTTTTACGAGAGAATTTTAAAGAAGGGACCAAACAAAACCCTTTTAGTAATGTACTATTGACGGATATTATGGATGACCCGAACAGAAAGTCCGCACCTCCATCTTTTAATGTAGATGTGGATGATAATATTAACACAAATATAAAAAATTCGGTGCAATTGATGAATCCTGAGATTGATAATACAAACAAACAATTGTTTGGCGATTTAACAGGTAATTTCGATTTAGACCAATCAAATAGAGCCTTTTTCTCAACGGCCAACACAAAGGTTGTCAACGATCAGGGAGCATTTGCGAATTTTTTATATTCTGATTTAAAATACTCCTCGAAAGATAGCACATCCGAGGGTGCTATAGCAAGAGTTCAAGATTCATACAGATATACGTTGTATTAAAAATATATTATGTTTAGTCTATATATAAATGTCAAATATTTCAAGTTATACTTTTGGTAATATGGCAAGAATTGGATTAGATGAATGTTGCCAAACCCAAGGTGATATTCAAAACGTGGGGTATAGTAATTATATGCTTCAAAACTATTTTTCTGCGGACTGCTCTATGAAATCACCGATAGATTTAGCAACAACCCAAGTGGGGGTAAATTACAAGGGAGGATATAACATCGGTGCTGGAGGTTGTAATATTGACGATAGTTCTGAATTACAGATTGGAACGATACAAACTCACCCTAAAAGTAAAATTGATTTATTTCACCGACCCTTCGCAACGGTTCCGTATTTAGGAAGGGGGAATGTCAACCCGATTGTTGAGTCTCAAATGCAACAAGGGGAATCAATTACCAATAAAAAGAGCATCGTGAATTTAAGTGAAAAAAGTTATTTAAAGTACCATACAACTCCGTTATTGTCGAGTGTGAAAGAACGAATGACAAATCCAGCATATATGGTTGAAGGTTTCGCATCTGAAGGATGGGTGAGAGGAGGAGTTCCTTCTCGCGAATTAACGAAGAGCGACAAATAATAATTTACTATTTTCAATGATTTAAATACTTAATTCTAATGAATAGAATAAATGTATAATTTAAATTACGAGTGTTTGTATAAAGTAGAGGAGGAGGAAGAGGATAAAGCTAACAGGAATGGAGGACAAAAGAAATACCAAACAGATATACTGAGTATATTTGGTATGGAAACATTTGATGAAGAAAAAATTATGGATGTTTTAGATACAATTTATACAAAAGTGAAGAATAACGAACATATTAAACGCTGTATGAACACGATAAACGCAAACATGTTCTCACATTCGGACCAGGATATGTTTGAATATTCATTTATTATTATGTATTCGTATGAGTATTTATATGTAACGCACCCGTGTATTTGTGATTTATTGTTGAGAGGTGAAATATCGGAAACAAACGTGAATAATCTTTTGAAGATTATTCAATAATAAATAATAAAGTATAATTTATATAATACATGGCATCTACACGAAACAAGAATACTTCAGGTGATTATTGTTTAGAAGAAACCAAATATACAAATTCCAGAAATTATACTTTATATAAACATTCGCAATATGGACAAGCCTATAGTACCAAAATTGCGGGAAATGGGTTGAACCCAGGTCAAATGCCGGTGAACACGTTGTCTCAAAATTCTGCGGATATCGAATCTTTTTTATTTGGCATTAATGCATCCAATTTAGTGTCCCCCGCAGAAAATTTAACGCCTCAATTGAAGGATTTGCAATCTCAAGATTTATATAAAAAATCGGCTATTTTTATTCCTGAACCTTTAATTATTGAAAAAAACCAACGACCTTATCGGATGTAAATTAATTGTATTTAACAAGCGACCTTAAATATGATTTGTTATAAAATCCTAATTTTGTGGTATTGTCCATCGTGCTATACGAAATTAAAACGCGCGACTCTTCCACAATCAACCCGACACAATATTCAATTGATAATCCTTGGAATTTAAAAGGTGCAGAGTAGTGTATGTTTTCCAGGTTGTTGTCAAAAATCACTAACATATGGTAATAGTGTCGTGGTGTTTCATAGGATACAACATGAACGATAAACCAGATTTCATTTCCAAACGAATATCCAGGAGTAGAACCACGAACGCGTGTAAATATGCGTGGTGTAGGTTTTTCACAAATTACATCGAATAACTTGGTTGTTGGATTTAATTTACCTATTTTTAATGGGTTCCATGAATATATAATATGGGTTGAGTTATTATATTTCACAAAGACCCAGTTTTTTTCACATCCAGTATTGGCGAAGGTTTGATTATATTCGGTGAGTTCTAACAAGTCCCTCTTCAAATCATAGACATCCGACACGATGCCTATTTTATTATTTGTGTGATGCGTTTGGCCGATAAATAGTATTTGATTTGTTTCTTCGTCCTTAAATAATTTCACATCTTCAACTCCCATGATACATCGATTCGTGGTTGTGTCTGCTTCAAACAAATGTTCTTTTACGGTATGAAATGATTCGTCTAATGTAATGCATTTATTTAATGTGATTACGTTTGCATCATATATATAGTTGCCGTCAACAATCGCATAGTTTACATATCGGATATTTAATAAATAACCGATGTCATCTGGGTTTAAAATAATGGAAGCTGAGGATGAATTAAAGATTACGGTTTTGTCTCCGATTTTGTGTGATAATTTCGACGTAAAATCAATCACCTTAGCTGGTTGTAAGTTCTGGTTGTAAAATTTCATATTTTTCAATAATTGGTTTATGACGGATTCTGAATGACACGCGTTCATAATGGAGACAACCTCATTATCAATCATACGTATATTGCAATAATATGCAATAATTGTATATTCCACATATATTAAGTGGGAGTATACTTCATTTTCACAAAACAGGCGTTTGGAATTATCCAACTTTAATTTTAAAATATCCATCGCCTTTAAGCAAAACAGGAGGGATGACTGGTACTGTCCTTTGTTTCTATAATATTGTGTTATTTTATATAATACTTCAACTCGTTCGGGAATATGGTTATATGCTTCTAACCAATAGAAGATCGCGTCTGCTTTTTTATCAAGTGCGAAATAACAATTTCCAATTTGGTATTTACTGCTCCATACTTCTTCTTCCCATCCTCCAACTTGGTATCTTTGTTTATAATAGATGATGGCTTGTTCAAACATGCCCATGTCTCGATAACTATTTGCGAGATAAAAGAGAGAACGTTCGTCATTCGGCTTCGTTTTGAGTGTTTCTGTAAGTAATGCGATATCTCGTGTATATTTATCTTGTTTACACCCTCCATCTCCGTAGTCGAGTATAAAAAAATCGTCTTTACGAACATTTTGAATTTTTGATTCACTTGGTAAATTAATGTATTCGTGTGTGGAGCCAATATAACGAATTGTATTTATATTTTTCACGATACGAATATTTTGATAATAAAAATTATCTGACCCCTGTAATATGAAGCATGCGTGATATGACCATAAATCTTGTTTATTGAATTTATTAATGGACGGGCACATGTCTGCATCAATCAATAACAAATAATCCGCCATTCCAGCACAACAATCCATCGCATAATTTCGGTTGTATTCGAAATTTTTAAATGGTTCTTGAACTATCTTTCCTGGAATATTATGTAGTTTAAAGAATGTTTCTATTATTTCGATTGTATTATCGGTGGACCCTGTATCACAGATACAATATGTATCAATTACCGATAAAACCGCGGTAAGTGCCCTGCATATTATTTTACTTTCATTTTTTACAATCATATTTAAGCATATTTTTGGTGGAGAAAGATTAATGTCCATTCAATAAACTTCGTTTTAGGTTTAAATACTTTATAAACGTAATATATATGGCATTTACTCGTTTTAAATATGATGAAGCACGAACCAAAAAAGAATTACAACAATCTACCGATGTAGGGCGTTGGGTCATGAATGTTCCAGGGAATAGTTCAACTCCATATTATGTGGAAGACCCGCAAATTATTATCCAAAAATGGGGAGCAAATATGAGAACAAACACAACAAATTTAGAAGGTAATCTTTTAGGAGTAAATCGTAAGTTAAATCGGGATTGTTTGTTTGTGGATAACTATAAAAATTATGATGTAAAAAGCGATAAAATCGCTTACCCGTCGACAACAAAACTAACGACTTCGCAATCAAGAACGATGATGCCTGCATGGACTGCAAGGGATTTAGAGCAGACGAATTGGTATTATCCGCCGTTAGACCCCCAGGAACACACATGTATGCCTTTTCTTGCGAATGTAAACACCCGTATTATTGAAAAAGACCAATATGATATGAATTGTAGTTTGAAGAATTAATGAGAATTAACATAAAATAAAATATAAATTATATATATTATGGAATTAGCATTACCCATTATAGCATTAGGCGGTCTTTATGTTATCTCAAACCAGTCCAATAAAGATTCTACTGTCTCCTCTAAAAAACGGGTGGAAAAATTTACGAATTTAAATCAAAACAAAAAATTACCAAACTCGGACACCCCGATTCAAAATTACCCGGTTATAAACCAACGACAGTTATCCAATAATATAAATGAATATGTAAATCCAAATGTAGCGACAGATAAATATTTTAATCAATCTTATTATGAAAAAAGTGTAGTTGAGGGGAAAAAGGTTGGGAACGAGCCCCCGCAAATATATAGTTTAACGGGTGAATATATGGATAACCAAACGTTCAACCATAACAATATGGTTCCCTTTGTAGGAGGAAAACCTCGAAGTTATACATATAAAAATGATATGGCCGAAAATATTTTAGACACGATGTCGGGGTCAGGTTCTCAACACATTAAAAAAGTAGAACAAGCACCTTTATTTAAACCAGAAGATAGTGTCAATTATATATATGGCACACCCAATAACAGCGATTTTTTTCAGTCCCGCGTTACGCCAGGTCTTATATCAAACAACGTAAAACCTTTTGAAAGTATCCAAGTGGGTCCTGGCTTAAATCAAGGGTTTTCTACGCAAGGGTCAAACGGATTCAATTCGGGAATGGAATCGAGAGATTTATGGTTGCCTAAAACTGTGGATGAGTTGCGAGTGGATACAAACCCAAAATTAGAGTATAATTTAATCAATCACGAAGGTCCTGCTGGTTCTCAAGTGAAAAATTTAGGTTTAATTGGTAGAGTAGAAAAACAAAAACCCGATAAATTTTTCATGAATACACAAGATAGATGGTTTACAACAACTGGGGCAGAGAAAGGAGAAACACTCCGACCTATACAAGAGATGGGTATAATTCGTCGTAATAATCCGTTAATGAATTATACAGGTCCTGCTGGAAAACAGGGGCAGTCGACTGGATACACTCCAAGTGAATACGAACAATCAAAACGAATCGAATTAAAAACCCCCGATGTATCCCATAGTAATGCAATTGGAAAAGGTCCAATAACGGATGGAGAAAATTATTTAAAAAGTCATACAAATTATGAAAATAACCGAAGCACCGTACGCCAAGCAGAAACGATAAGAAGTTCGTTTGGTGGAGCAATCGGGGCGGTAATTGCTCCACTCATGGATATTTTAAAACCTTCTAGAAAGGAAGAACATGTCAATAATATTCGCGTTTATGGAGAAGGTGCGAAAACCAATGTTCCGAGTAATTATGTGTTGAATAAGAAAGATATTACAAATACGACGATTAAAGAAACGACGATGTATAGCCCAAATTTTTACATAAACAATCAAAAGGAAGGAGTGTATGTAAATAATTACGTGCAACCCGATTCGACACAAAGAGACAGTACCAATTGCGAAACCATCGGGCATATTGGAGGAAGTGCGAATCAACACGGTACGATGATGTATGATTCTGCGTATGGGCAACGTAATAACGATATAAAGTCCCAAACAATATACAATCGTCCAAATCCAGGAGGTACCCAAGTATTTAACCAACAAATGAATGTTTCTACGTTTAAGCCTGATAAGAATTGCAATAATAATCGGTTATTTACTCCGTCATCTGTAATTAAAATGTCGCCGATGAAAGAAAATTACGGACAAATGCAAGGACATCAAACATACGATGACAATAAAATAGGAACGGACCGAATCCAAGGGGATTTATTACAGGCATTTAGGAATAACCCGTACACGCATTCGTTGACTAGTTCCGTATAGTTTAACCGACAATATATATATAAAAACTAATTTTTATTTCATAAATATGTTAAACATACACGAAAATATTAAAAAGAAGTTAGAACACTTCCAATCAATTCACAAGATACCGAACATTATTTTTCACGGACAAACGGGTACGGGTAAAAAGACTCTTGTGAATAATTTTATTTTAAATATATATGATAATAATTTGGAAAAGATACGTAATTATGTCATGTATATAAATTGTTCGCACGGGAAAGGAATTAAATTTATACGCGAGGAATTGAAATTTTTTGCCAAAACCCACATTAATTCAAACAAGGGGTTTATATTTAAAAGTATTGTATTGACAAACGCCGATAAATTGACGATGGATGCCCAGTCGGCTTTACGTAGATGTATTGAATTGTTTAGTCATAATACTCGTTTTTTTATTATTGTAGAAGATAAATATAAATTATTAAAGCCGATACTTTCTCGTTTTTGCGAAATATATGTCCCTGAACCTATGTATAATGGTAAAACAATTTCACTTTATCATTATAACGTAAATAAAACATGCAACGCAACACCAGATACAACTCATATCGAATGGTTAAAAAAGGAATTGACGAAACATATCAATTGCGATATCCATAAAATCGCGGTGCTTACCGAAAAATTGTATGAAAAGAGTTATAGCGGATTAGACATAATACATTTAGTTGAAACTCAATCCATCTTTAATTTAACCGATACAAAAAAATATGAGTTGTTGGTTTCGTTTAATAAAGTAAGGAATGAATTTAAGAATGAAAAAATAAGTATGATATTTATGCTTAATTTTTTGTTATTGGATACAACATATGTCTTGGAAAATATATCATTCATATAAGTTAAAAACAGGTTTAAAAAATATAATATAATAAAAATGGATGATTTCAATATTAATTCCTTACACGAAGCAAAAAACGAATGGTCCACGCGATTAATTACAATATTGACGCCTTTAATTGCTGAAGGATATGTTTCTATTTTTAACGAATCATACAAATTATGTATGGAAAATAGGGAACGCGATAAATATTTGATGACATTTCAAAACTTTATCACGCGTGTTCCAAAATGGAATCATAGTATTATAGAAAAAGAACGAAAACGAATCTGCGAAAAAAGTAAGTGTGAATATTTAGAAGATTTAATTTCGTGTGTTCACATTATTCAATTAAAAGTGTTGACCTCGATGAGAGTTGGAAATAAACAAAAAAAAATTTCCATCAATATTCCCAAGGTAGATGATTTTATTCATAAGATATATATTAACGTTGCCCGAAAATTATATAAAAATGTGTATTTGTTCGAAGTCACTTCATCTAACCTTGAAACGCAAAAGAATAATCGAGCATTTGAAATATTAATTCAAGAATGTATATTACTTACAATACGTGAAAGTATCCCGATAGAAAGTATCATAAAATCTTACATGGATGAAACAATTGAAGAAGAAGTGATTGAGGAAATTAAAGAAGAGATTGTTCCGAACGAAGAGGTTCCTTCTTCTGAGGAGGTGATTCAAAATACAACTCTTTCAAGTTTAGAAGAATCCGAACGTGCCCCCGAACCCTCCAAATTAACAAATGACCCAGCTATAGGAAATGTTTCATTTAACGATATTGATTTTGCAAGAGATGAAAATAACACGGAAGTCAAAATACAGGCTCCGAAAACGATTGAACGATTGGAAGAATTAGAAAGGCAACGGGCACAAAAACAGCTAGAAACAGATAATGAAGATGAATCGATTCGCATTAGTGATATCAACGTTGACTTAAATATGTTAGATATTAATGATTTAAATGACTCCGAATCCAACTCGTTGCCAGATATCTTATTAGATGACATCGAGGTTTTAGAGTAATTCTTGTAACGCGTAAAATATAAAATAACAATATAATTAGTTATTGTATTGTAATGGAAAATATCTTTATTTATGCCTTTATAATTTCTATAATTTTTTTAGTTATAAAATTTATTGAAATGCGAGTTGTGGATAAGGAGAATAAACCTTTAAAGTTATTAATTCGAGACACATTACTGGTTTATTTTTGCGTTATATCTGGCAATTTTATATTCGAGCAATTACTTCCTGCGAGCGGGTTAAATTCCACAAACGTTCAACCGAAAATATTTACTGACACCCCTGAGTTTTAATACGACGGAATTTTGTCAATATCTATCAAGACGTGGTTCTTTTCACTTTTGTATTTATGTATAACGTATTTTTTGAACTCGCTTCGTTCGAGTTGTTTTTGTGGCGTATGTTTGTGAACACCTCTAGCAATCATTTTATATAATTTAAAATCAGGATATCGGTCAGCCCCACATTGTTTATAAAGAACATTACTACATTTATCATCCTGACACCATTCTACGATGAGTCGTACAATTGGGGAGCAAACGCTTAAATCTTTAATTTCACTCATATCATCAACTAGATAATCAAAAATAGAGCACCCAAGACGACACAAATCAAAACTTGGGTTTGGGTCAAGTGTCGGTTTATTTTCATTTAAATAGGGCAACGTGTTGTATTGTCCGTACGCATCTTCATGTTTGTCGAAACTATCACTACAAAAAATATTTTTATTATATTTATATATGCTACGTCCAAAATCGATTATCTTAAAGATTTTTCCAAATGTTGGGACTTTATAGTATGTATTTTTGTATAAATAATAAACATATTTAATATCGGTTTTGGAATACATGACATTATTTGTGTGTAAATCATTATGTGTAAAATGAAACGCTTGTTGATAGATAATCAATATCATAATAACTTGCATTAATATTGAGAACCATTCTTCTTCTGAAATGGAATTATTCAATATAAATGAATCTAATGTGTCTTCGCATTTTTCCATACAGATGATTTGAACTGGGAATTTAAAAATGGTTGCCTGAACGTCATCCTCAAAATAGCTGGTCTCATCATCTGATTCGGTTTCTAACGTTTCCCCACTATCGGAAATATCCATATCGCTGGTGATTGTTTCATGTGTATGGTCCGATTTAATTGAATTTGTTTCTTCGCTAGTTGAAGTGTTTGATGTTCTGGAAGAACAACTGCTACGCGACGAATGGGGTTGTTTTGTGGTTTGCTCGTCAATCGGCATGATATTTAACAAATCAATGGATAATTCTTTCAATTCGTCAAAATTGATATAATTCGAATCGGCAACCTTATCCTTTGTATCGGGTTCAACTTCATCGAAAATATTATCAAAATCAACATCATTCATCGATTTTATAGACAAATTATGGCAAGAAACATTATCGTTCACATTTATCTTTAATTTGGGTTTTTGTGATAATGGGTACTCCTCGTCATTATATTTAATTGAAAATAAGGAATTGTTGTGTTTTTTAAAAAAAGGGTTATCAACGATGTATTCAAGGTCGTCTTCTAGATTTAATATATAATTGTGTTTAATGCCTAAAAAAGAACCATAAAATTCAACCCCGTGAATAAAGGAGTGGGGTTGTATTAATGTACTTGATAAAAAGGAAAAAAAGCTATCGATGTATGAGCAATTATTCTCTCCCTCAATTTTTTTATAGCAAACAACGGGTTGATATGGGTCGGTTGGTAAATTAAATAACGTGGTATCGTTGATGTCATATTTCCCCGTTAGATATTTGAAAGGGTCCAACAACGGGGCAAATTTAAAAAAGACCTCTTGGGTTTTCGTTTTTTTCGTGGTGGTGTTTTTGATTTGACATTCATAGATATTGGGTGAGGTATTATTGTTGTCGTGAACGGTTGTTAGATACCATTCATGATTCAAATTAATACTGTTATAATTTGTGTTGTTAAGTAGAAATAATCGTTTATAGATGGGATTGTAATTTTGAGTGTTTACTATATGGAGTGATTCGATTTCATGAAATTGCTTAAATAAGGAATCGTTTTTCCGTTTATGGTAATTAACAATCATATTTAGGTTTTGCCTATATATTTATTGTATATTTTGAACTAATATCACTAAATGTCGCGTAATTGAAAAATTAATATTTCCTTTATTTATAAAAATGTCGTTAGAACTCAAAAAATTTGATATGAAAAGCATTTCCTTTAAGGCGGCAGATTCGAAAGGTCCTGTCGTTTTTTTAATAGGAAGGCGAGACACCGGCAAATCGTTTTTAGTGCGCGACCTTCTATATTATCAACAAGATATACCTATTGGAACCGTTATATCTGGAACGGAAGAAGGAAATGGGTTTTACGGTAAAATGGTACCAAAATTATTTATACATAAGGAATACAATACGGTGATTGTTGAAAATATATTAAAACGTCAGCGTAGTGTATTAAAACAAATAAAAAAAGAACATGAACTTTATCGAAAAAGCAATATTGACCCTAGAACATTTGTTATTATGGATGATTGTTTATATGATAATTCCTGGTCGCGCGATAAAATGATGCGACTTTTGTTTTTAAATGGGCGTCATTGGAAAGTCATGTTAATTATTACCATGCAATACCCACTTGGTGTTCCTCCAACATTACGAACCAATATTGATTTTGTCTTTATTTTAAGAGAACCTTACATATCAAATAGAAAGATAATTTATGAAAATTATGCGGGTATGTTTCCAACCTTTGAAGCATTCTCTCAAGTCATGGACCAGTGTACCGAAAATTATGAATGTCTCGTTATAAACAACAACGTAAAATCAAATAAATTACAAGACCAAGTTTTTTGGTATAAGGCAGAAAATCATAACGATTTTAAATTGGGTAGCAAAGAATTTTGGGAATTATCAAAAGGAATCAACTCCGATGATGAAGATGATGAAAAATACGACCCAAACAACGCACGTAAACGAGGACAAGGGCCGAAAATAAACGTTAAAAAAACGACAAAATGGTAATTTTGTGAAATAATAATTTCTACACTAGGTATATGTTATCATTAATATTCAAAATTAAAATGTTCTTTAAAGTTTTGACCATTATCTACATTCTTTTCAATTAAATATGACTAGTTACCAAAAAAGTAGTCATATTTAATAATTAATTATTTTTATTAAATTTATATGATGAATGCGTCTGATTTAGTAGTAGTTTCATTCGTATCTTTTTTATTCATTACAATCGTGCTTCCTTCAAATAATTCTCGGTGAATATCTGCACTTGAGATTTCATTATTTGCGGTGAGAACATTTTCTTGCGTATTCAAATTGTTCACTCCAATCAGGTTTCCGTTTTCATCCACACTTTGCGTTAACTTATTCCCGCTTTTTTCAGCCAATTTAATATTTTCATTAATTGCGTTTTGGCGTGTCTCCTTGACTCGCTGGTCGAAGGTATTTTTAGCGTTGATCTCGTTCTTTTGTTTTTCTTGCATCAGCTGATTTAATTCTTGCTCCAAATATTCAACTCTTCCCGTCTTATATGCTTCTGGGTCCCACGGCATCCATAATCCAACAGGACCCACAAATACATCATGGTTTGGGTCCATCTCGCGCAACATTTTACATCTCAATTCGGCTTCACCCAATGTAGGGAATACTCCTCTTACCTTCAACCCTCTGGTACTTGTTTGAAAATTGTTTCGAATGCTGAATACCTTTTCCAATTCTTCCTCATTCTTATCCAAAAACGTTTTATATTCATCCTCAATACGAACGGACCCTAATGCCTTTTGCTCTTCTTTTACAAATTCGGTGAAATCCGTTGTGAGGTCTTCAAATTTTACATTATATTTGTAGGACACAAAATTTAAGAATTGTATGAATTTTTCCATCGATTTATTAAATTCATACTTCTTTAAAAATTCTTCAAAAAAGAACATTTGCTTGTTCTTTAATATATTTTCGGGGGACACAAACGAAATACAGACAAATTTTTGGGATGCGATCGGCTTATCTTCTTCCAATAAATCCACATATTTAGGCAAAACCTGTTTTTTTGATTCATTCTCCTTTATCGCAAACTTTGATTGTTTAGGCATTATTTAATACAATTAATTAGTATTTAAGTTTTTTACAATTAATTAATATTTTTTCTTTTTATTTATTATAATGAATAATTTTGTTAATGTAGGAGAATTATTGAAGCGAATCATTAAATATTTGATTCAAGGTTTAATGATAGCGATTGTTTGCTATGCCGTACCACAGAGGTCCTTAAATGTGGATGAGATTTCATTTATTGCATTAACTGCCGCCGCAACATTTTCCATCCTCGACACATATCTTCCATCTGTGGCTGTTTCAGCAAGAGCAGGTGCTGGATTTGGTATCGGTGCAAATATGGTCGGTTTCCCAATGTAAATTCCCCGTTTACAATAACCTATTCACTATAATGTAGGAATATATTCCCAGTTTAATTCTTCACATATTTGTTTCCAAATCGTATCTTGTTCGATACGTTTTTCGACGTCTTTCAACATCGGAAAATGCTCGAGGTATTGTGTTTTACCCAATAATTCACATAATTTATATGCGGTATAGTAATAGTTTAAAAAATTAACTCTGTAATTGGGGCAAAATTTAGAATAAGGATACTGCAATTCTATGAATAAATTGCATAATTTTTCTTCTAGGTCTTGCGACATAACAGGTGGTTTTATTCCAAGTTTATTCTTAATAAAAGGAATATGCTCGTAATATTTATTATAACCTAATTTTTTTAATATTTCTTTTGTCTTGACATTTGTGATTTGCGACAAATTAATCCGCTCTTTTTTAATTTGTTGTTTAATATTTTCGATTACCTCTTTATCTATTTGGGTGGTTTCTTTGCCCTGAAATTGCGATATAATTTCTTTGAAATGGTTAATGCGTTTGTAAGCATAAAAACATATTTCCTTTGGAGGCTCTTTGTATGAAGGTTTTTCATTCTCAATTAAATATTGAATTGTGCGAGAACATAAATTACAAATAAGCATGCCTTCATCCTCTAAAGGAATTAATTCCCCTTTATAACAATATTTACAAATATCCGATTGATACGTAAAAAAAGTCATATCTATGAACGTTTTATCGATATTATTTAAATATTGTTTCACTATGTTATTCCCCTTGGTTTCATTCGGTTTCTCCGCATCGTCGATTTTAAAAAAGGAATACAACATTTTATTTTTATTTAGAGTAATCGTTTCTATATTTTTTTTATTTTCAAAATAATCAAATATATATTTTGAATTATTCAAATAATAGTCCTTTTTTTTATTTTTAATGTCTCGTATACTTTGACATATATCATTCAGCTTGTCTTGTATTTCTAGTTGCATCTCAATCTTATTTTCGGAAGAATAATCCGTTTCACGTAAACATTTAAGTTGTTCTTTTAATTTGTTTTTTTCCGCCAATAGAGTTGGAATATTATTGGTTTCATCAATTAAAAACTCTTGTAAAAAATCCTTATGCTTCCCATCTAATGTAATATTATCCATTTTGTTGATTTTGATTTTTTTAATCGTTTTAGGTTTAAATGTAGGCATATTAGTATTTAATTGAATATATTGTTTATTTAATTTTTAATATAAATAATTAACATTTTGGTTTAAATATATTGTTTATTTTCTATATTTTATAGATGGACCAATCCCTGAATATTCATAACGAACACCTTGAAACAAGTGATAAGGTTCAAATACAAAAAATGGTTCTAATTCATAACGCTCTCAACGATGGATGGACAATTAAAAAAAGGAAGGATACGTATGTCTTTGTCAAAAAACACAAAAATAATAAAAAATACCTCACCGAATCTTACCTAAACACGTTCATTAAAACAAATTTAGGCTAAATGTCGAAAATAAATAAATAAATATGTCATTCAATATTCAATTAATATATAATTTAATTTAAATTAGTTTATTTATTTTTTTTTCTTTAGGAATAGTATAAAAGAATGGCAGGCGGTTTAATGCAATTGGTTGCTTATGGTGCTCAAGATGTTTATCTTACTGGAAACCCTCAAATTACGTTTTGGAAAGTCACCTATCGCAGATACACTAACTTTTCAATTGAATCAATCGAACAAACATTTAACGGACAGGCTGATTTTGGTCGCCGTGTTCAGTGTGTGATTAGTAGAAATGGTGATCTTGCTTTTAGAACTTATTTGCAGGTGACCCTTCCTGAAATTAACCAAAGTATGGGAAGTCCAAACGCTAGTTTCAACGAAGGAGTTTATGCTCGTTGGCTTGATTTTCCTGGAGAACAGCTAATCGCACAAGTTGAGGTTGAAATCGGTGGACAGCGAATTGATCGCCAATATGGTGACTGGATGCATATCTGGAACCAACTGACTCTCTCAAGCGAACAACAGCGTGGATATTTTAAGATGGTTGGAAACACCACCCAGCTTACCTTCATTACGGATCCATCCTTTTCTGATATCGATGGTCCTTGCGATTCACAGGCTCCTCGTCAAGTGTGTGCCCCAAGAAAGGCCCTTCCTGAAACAACCTTATACATTCCTCTTCAATTTTGGTTTTGCACCAACCCTGGACTTGCACTTCCATTAATTGCTCTTCAGTACCACGAAGTGAAAATTAATCTTGATATTCGCCCAATTGACGAATGCTTGTGGGCGGTCACCTCTTTAAGTTGCGGTCAAAATACCTTACACCAAGGAGGCAAATCGGTTCCTGCTTCCATCGCATACAATCAGTCATTAGTTGCTGCGTCCTTATACGTCGACTATGTCTTTTTAGATACTGATGAAAGACGAAGAATGGCGCAAAACCCTCACGAGTATTTAATTACTCAGCTTCAATTCACTGGTGATGAATCGGTTGGTTCATCTTCCAACAAGATTAAGTTGAATTTCAATCACCCTGTAAAGGAACTTATCTGGGTTGTTCAGCCTGACCAGAACGTGGATTATTGCTCTTCTCTCACTTGCGAAAATAAGCTGTTCCGTGTGTTAGGTGCTCAGCCATTTAACTACACCGACTCGGTTGACGCTCTTCCAAACGCAATCCACTCATTCGGCGGTCCTAATTCGATTGCTGCTACAAGTAGTGCTTACATCGACGCAAATGGTCTTTTCAACGATGCTGGCGCGGGTGATGTTGCGAATTCTGGATATTGGGGAAATACTGAAATGTATGGTTCATACGGCGAACCAAATTTTGGTCCAAGTGGTAATGCTCCTACTTCCCCATACAATAACACTGGTGCATACGGAGAATCCGCCGTTTCTGATGCAGGTACCTTCGTGCTAACTGAAACCTCCCTTGACATGCATTGTTGGGGACAGAACCCTGTTGTTACTGCCAAGTTGCAACTTAACGGACAGGACCGTTTCTCTGAACGTGAAGGAACTTACTTCTCCCTCGTCCAGCCTTACCAGTGCCATACCCGCAATCCTGATGAAGGTATCAACGTCTACTCCTTTGCTCTTCGCCCTGAGGAACATCAGCCATCTGGAACTTGCAATTTCTCCCGAATTGATAACGCCACTCTTCAGCTGGTTCTTTCCAACGCATGCGTCCAGGGAACCAACACCGCAAAGGTTCGTGTCTACGCAACAAACTACAACGTGCTTCGCATCATGAGTGGTATGGGTGGTCTGGCTTATTCTAATTAAATTATTAGATGTCAACTCATTATTCGAGTTCGTGTTATTAGTATTTGTATTCTAAAATCTAAAAAATTATAAACATATTATATTTGGTTATATAATATATTTACTTATAGTAGTGAGGTAATCTTTTATTTGGTGCGTATTGTTTCAAAAAAAATGGTTTCATATAATAAATGGAAGCATGAATAAGAGTAAAAAAATGGTTTATTTATTAATGTTAAACTAACTATAACTAACTAACTTATGCACTAAACAACCGATTCATATTAATAACTTCGGGTTTTGCGGTATCTTCAGTAAACAACTTGGTTATTTGTGCGTCGTCTCGAAATCGTATTGTATACGATTGTTGTATTTTATTTCGCCCGATTCTTCCCATCGCTTGTATTATTTTTTCTTGTGTGAGGTCCATATCCTTGCTTATATATGCGTGGCAAAACTGATAATTGGTTCCGTAAATATAATCGCTTGATGCGATAATAATGTAAAGTTTTTGTTGGTCCGCAAGTTTTTTCATTATTTCTGTATAACTGGTATTTTTGTGAGTTGTAAATACACCGATCCCCATGAGTAGTAAAACCTTCCAACTATCTTCCACACCAGTAAGCGACATAATTTCCAAGATGGTTTCTTCTTCAATATTACTTGTAAACGCATTTGTCGTATTCATATTTTCGGCCCATTTTTTAACATGGTGGGGCTTATTTGGAACAAATGTTTCGTTTAATGTCGCAACTTTAACCGTTGACTTTAACATTTCCAACTGAGTTTTTAACTTATTACCGATTTCACTTGTATTATCGTTTTTTCCTACACGATTACATTTGTGGAGGTCTTTCCCTCCCTTTTTACCGTCATCAGCATCATCTTTTGGGGATTGGTTTGTGATATCTTCCAAATCCTTGATTAAATGAGCAATTCGGTCGTTGACATTATTATTAAATTCAATCTTTTCCATAATATCTTTCATAACAATATCTGGTATATTTGCTTGTTGAATACAAAACTTTGCGATTTTCTCAACATCCGCAGATAAGAATATAGTCGGGCCATCGGTTAGCGTATATGCGTCTTTTGTAGTAATATAAATACTTCCTCCTCCGTTGTTTTCTTCTGGATTCGCTCCGCCTGGGATTTTTTTAATTTTATTACCTTTCAAATCAATCCCATTATTTGAAGTGATTTTTAATTCTCTTGTTTGAATAAATTCGTCGTAAAGTTCTTGCCATTTGGAAGGGTCGATATGTTTTAATACTTTGAGGTAATATAATTTAATACTGGTCATATCAATATCGTCCAACGATATAAAGTTGCGGTCAATTTTATATTTTTCATCAATATAGGGAGTATTCATTACGAACTGGATGAATTTGGTCAATTCATTCAAATCAAAATATCTTAAGAGCGTTAAATAATTTTCACAATGATTTACGATACGGAGTATTTCATGATAATCATTACTTAAATAGTGCGGTAATACTACATACCCATTTTTATTGATGATCGGGATTGATTTTTTACATTCGTGGCTGATTATATTGTAAATCTCCGCACCTTCAAACTTATTCTTAAAATCGGTTATGGTTTCTGTTAGTTCGTGTACTTTTGGAAGAGTTGCAGAAGATAACACCATCGTCGGGATTAAGTTTTCTTTCCAGTTATTTTTAATGATAGAATGTAATTCATGATGGTCATAATCCAACGTAATGGTGGGTTCATCCCAATATACAATTACATTTTCTCTTTGGTTAAATGATAACATATAATACATGGCACATAGATATGATTTAATATCACAAATCATAATTTCTACCTTATCCCCCACGCTGTTGTCTACTTTCCAAATCCCCCCACTTTTCCAGTTTTTAGTGAAATCCTTGGCGGCGAAATAATGCAAACGTATATCATCCGCACTCGAACAACCGAATGCAAACGCGACCTTTTTCCCAACCGAAATGGAAGAACGTGCAAACGCCAGGCCTACGTGTCTCGCAGCACATACAAAGATGATTCTATTTTTGTATGAAAGACCTAACGGGGTTAATGTTTTACCGGTTCCAGTTGGAGCTATGTATAATATTAACTTTGGGGTTAAATCATTACAAATCGTGATAATTTGTTTTTGGTGTTCATAAAGAGTAAGGTCGCTGTATTTTAGGATGTTTTCATTCTTTTCGATGTATTCAACCGCGTTGTAAATAATATTGGAAAGGTTTAAATCTGGTTCAAGATGAGTTAATATACTATTTGAAATATCGAGAATGTGTCGGTTAATATGTTTTACGCCATTTCGTAAAAGTTTGTAAAGTGTGTAATAATGAAACTCCATTTTGTTAATGTTTTTGGTTCGATATTTTAGAGTTTTCTCCGCGTGTTCCAGCAAAACATATTCGTAGAGTTTATGTTTTTCAAGATTTGTATCCGCGTTTTTATTGATGCGAATAAGGTCGGCCTTTTTTATTTGCGGGTTGGAACTTACCTTTGTTTGAATAAATGATGTTGCGTTGTATTGACGTGTCATGTCTTTTACCCGATTGGAAAGATATTTATTAAATATGTAATCTTCCATTTGCTTACTGTATTCAATTTTCAAAAATGTAAATAATGATTCGTTATTGTTATATCGAATGTTAACATTTGAACTGCCGTTAACGATCATTTTTAATATTTCTGTCTCATCCGATGACACCGGAATCTCAATTGAGTCCCACTCAGTCTTTGTAAGTTTGGTTTGGGTTAGGTTCATTTTACTTGATTTAAGGGTTTGCGAGTATATACATTTATTTACGACGATTTATTTAAATCATTTTTATTTATAATTCAAACCGAACTCTTTTTTTACTCCTTGTATGGGTTGATGTTGACGATTTTTTCAACGCACTTTTTAACGTATGAGTCATTTTCCTGCGGGGTGGTTGAACGTATTTTCGAGTGTATCGTTTCCGAGCCATATAATTAATAAATATTTAATTATAAAGTTGAATTCAATTGGAACGGGTTATCTAAAATAAAATAGGAATCGCTTGGCGACAGTTAGTATTCTAGTAGAAACTCGTTTCCAAACACTTTGGCGGGTTTGTATTTAAGAATATCGTTTTGTTTTGTGGTTGTTTGAAACTCGGTTGTTCCATATATATCTTGTAAAAGTAGCCATTCAAAGATGCCTCCCAAATAAATGTAGACATTTTGAAACCCCAAATTCAGAAGTTGCGATTGTTTTTTGAAGACCGAATGGTCGCACGAGTTTTTTCCGTAAATAATAATTTTAATTTTTTTATTATGGTGAGTTAATAAGGAATTGATAAGCTCTTCTTCTTTTGTATACAAGATGGTTGTTACGATAAGACAATTTTGTTCATCTTCGGTTAATGTATTCATCAATATATATTTCGCAGGCGATCTAATCGTATGTTGTATATCTTCAAACCCTATATATTGGGTTTTTTGTGAATTTCCCATAAATAAGATTTTAAATTATATTTATATAAATGTAAATATAATTAATTAAACTCGACGGTAATTTCTATTTTTTCTTTTTTAATACTTTTTGTTGCCGAGATGGAGAGTTCTTCGCGTTTTTTTCGCGTTTTGGTGTTGTCGATTTCATTTCGTTTCGAAGTGCTATTTCGAGAGTTCATGTCCTTCTCGATGATATCGTAATTATTTTGTATATAATCAATCACCTTATTTTCAATCGCCCATTTAAAAAAGTTTAACTGTCCGATTGTTGTTTCAATAAACGTGTCGCCCTCGTACGGAATACTTATTCGATCCCACCGACAAAAAGGGTCGAACCTTTTTTTACTATACGCTTTTAATTTTAATTTATAGTCAACGTAGACCTTAAAACGTTTTCCCGTGTCGGGTTCGGGGTCTTGTTCGGTACCAATTGTATATATGGTAAAATATTTTTTTGCGTAATTTGTGGCGAACCAGTCCACGATTCGAAGTGAAATTTTGGATGCTCCCGTAATAATGGATAGCATGGTTTGTAAATAGGTTGGGTTTTTATAAAATTCGAGTAAATTCGTGAGCAATAAATTATTTTGTGTCGCATAAATTGTGTATTTATTCATTAGTTTAAAAATGGTTATATATTTAAATACTTATACAATACTATTATTCTTCGCGTGTAATAACTGGTTTCATATATAAATCTCGGTTTTCAACATCGTTGATGTAATCATTCTTTGTAAAAAACGGGTTGAAATTATCTTGGGGCATGACCTCCCGTTCCGATATTTTTTTGTCTGCGTCTTCGCGTTTTGAGGACGATTTGAAATTGGATTGGGTTTGATTAATGATATCCCACGAGTATTGGTCGTGATGAAGTGATGATAGATAAGCATCCGATTCGATTTTTTCTTCTATCTCTAAGGTGGGTTTCGTGATAGCGGGTTGTCGTTTGGATTGTGAATAAGGTTCGGGTTTGCTCCATTTCCATTCGGTTGGGGTTGCACTCATTTTATATGGTTGTGTTTATTTTTTTATATTTTTTGCGAATGGAAATTCAAAAACTATACTCATGTATACTTTTAAAAGGGTATAACCAAAGATTATGGTTCGTTTGAATACTTATTTATTCCACCAATAAAATCCCAAGTTGGGCCTGCCAAAGTTATGAAAAGAAACTATGAAACTCTTTATTTTTCTTTCTATTTCTATCCCCGAAAATCAAAAAAGTAGACTCATGTATACCTTTAAAAAGGTATAACCAAACATTATAGTTCGTTCGAATACTTATTTATTCCACCAATAAAATCCCAAGTTGGGCCTGCCAAAGTTATGAAAAGAAACTATGAAACTCTTTATTTTTCTTTCTATTTCTATCCCTGAAAATCAAAAAAGTAGACTCACGTTTCCGTTGGGGCCCAGCCCATTCGAATACTTATTTATTCCACCAATAAAATCCCATGTTAGGCCCGCCAAAGTTATGAAAAGAAACTATGAAACTCTTTATTTTTCTTTCTATTTCTATCCCTGAAAATCAAAAAAGTAGACTCACGTTTCCGTTGGGACCCAGCCATTTGAATACTTTATTCCACAAATAAAATCCCAGGTTAGGCCTACCAAAGTTATGAAAAGAAACTATGAAACTCTTTATTTTTCTTTCTATTTCTATCCCCGAAAATCCAAAAAGTAGACTCATGTATACCTTTAAAAAGGTCTAACCAAAGGGCGTGGTTTGGAATTTAGTTTTCTACTATTTCTCCGCAAACCAAATTCTCGGTTAGGTCGGATTTACAATCACCAACACCAACATCGGAGTTGTTGTCGCCTACGTTTTTATTCAATAATACAAGGTTCATTTGTTTTGTCATTTTAAAGGATTGTTCGGACCGGCATTTACGCGATAAATTACATTTTAAACACGCAAGAACGATGTTATTTATATTATGCCCTTTGCTGTTGTCAATTCGGTCGATGGTCCATTGTGTTGGTTCTCGAACAAATTTATACATGATCATCATATCACAAGAACAATAGTAGCATTTCGCATTACACTCCCGAAACATTTGTAAGATGGTTGCGATGTCGACGAATTCAGTAGGTAAAAAAACGCCTTTTAATAGGTCTTGTTGTTTATATCCATTTATTTTTTTGTCTAATTGTTTTTTAATGATTTTACACGTATCGTCGTAGTCGACATCGCTTTGTTCCATAGTATATAAATAAGGCAAAATTGAGTCACCCTGAAGAAATAATTCATCTGGATTAATCTTTTTATTAAATACATTTTCCTTTTGAATGGTAAGTATGGATTGAACCTTTTTCATTTGATATTTATTATGCTTGCCACTAAATACAATTTGTTTTTTTTCGTCTAGTCTCGCGGTATCATTCGGGGTGTACGTACCCGACGATAAAATTATCATTTTGGACGCCATTCGATATATTACGTAAAGTTTAATAATAGAATATTTGAATGTAAATAAGTTAAACTAATCAGCATATATAAAGTAATGGAAACTATTGATTTAAAAACAAATAAATATAAAAGAGCGACAATTGATGAGGAACCGCAACCCCAAAAAGAAAGTGATATGGAAATACTTGACCGATTTTTAGAGGATGAAAAAATCACGAACCTGAATGGTCCGTGGTGTAAATTAGATAAAACGATTAAGTTAAAAAAAATGTTGGTTTTTGTTGAAAAATACAAGGAAGAGAATAATTTGCAACTTCAAGAGGAACTGAACTTGATTGAGTTTTTTAAAGATGGGTTAAATAAGAAAAAGTTTAATCGCGTGAAAGACGTAATTTACGATAAAACGACGGGTGAAGTGAAAAGCGTTCCTTTGTTAATGTATAATACTATTTCTAAAAAATTTACATTAAAAACCTCCGATAAACGGGTGTCAACATTAAAGGGGTTGCCACCTAAAAAAATCCACGGAACCTTAAAAAACAAGCATAATATTTCGGTATAAATAGTCTAAACATAATAAAATAATATATACAATGAACGAAAATATATTTATAAGTGAACCATTATTTTATTATGAAGGCAAAGAGGAAAGTGTCGAACGTAATTATTCGGATGAGTTTGTAGAAACTGCGTTGTTGTTAATGAATGAGTATGTAGCTAACAATTACCATTTGATTTCAGACCCCGATTTTTGTGAATGTATGGAAGAAGAATTGACCGAACTATTGATTTCGCAATTAGAAGATTTGTTATTCGATGATGAAAATGAAGAAGAGTTTGAATCGATGATTGAGTATTCCATCGATTACTTTTATGAAAACATTTTCCCCCGAAAATCAGAAGATACAAATACTTTTATTGACAGCACTCCGATTGCAAGAGACGCAATTACTGAGCAAATACAAAGATTACAACTGATTCCCCAACCGGTTCAAAAAACTCAAGAATGGTATGATTTCCGCCACAATTTAATTACGGCGAGTAATGCGTATAAAGTGTGGGAAAGCCAATCCGCCCAAAATCAACTTATTTACGAAAAATGTCAGCCGTTGAAGGTGTTCGATGCGAATAGTTGTTCGGGGGTGAATGTTCATAGTACCTTACATTGGGGGCAAAAATACGAACCGGTATCCGCCATGGTCTACGAGAATATGTATGCTACAAAGTTGGGTGATTTTGGCTGTATAAGACATAATCAGTACGGATGTATTGGGGCGTCTCCTGATGGAATTAATATTGATACTGGGTCGGTTCGATATGGTCGAATGATCGAGATTAAAAACATCGTGAATCGCGAAATCAATGGGAACCCTAAAAAAGAATATTGGGTACAGATGCAATTACAAATGGAAATCTGCGATTTAGACGAATGTGATTTTTTGGAGACGCAATTTATTGAATATGAAAACGAAGCGGACTTTTTAAATGATAGTGATGAAAATGAAGACCCCTCCGCCAAATATACGCGAACCAAAGAGGGGTGTTATAAAGGAATGATTATGTATTTTGCGGATAGTAATGGGAGCCCGATTTACAAATATAAAGATGTCGAAATGGGCGAAGAATGTGTGAAGTGGGAAGAATCGCAAATACAAGAACAAGAAAACGATACGGTGACGTGGATAAAGAACATTTATTGGAAATTGAAACATTACAGTTGTGTTTTGGTAAAACGGAATAAAATCTGGTTTCAATACAATATCCAAGAAATTCTCAAGTTTTGGAAAATAATCGAGCACGAGCGAGAGAATGGATACGACCACAGAAAACCAAAGAAGCGGATTAAACCCGAAGCCAATTCTGAAACGCAACCCATTCAACAAATGATAAAGGTCAACAAGGAGAATAATAAGGTTGAATGTAATTATGAAGAATAAATGGTATGGTCAATAACGAAAATCAAAACATGAGTTTACTTTTTTGATTTTCGGGACGATAAATTGGAAAAATATATAAAGGTAATATATATAATGGAAAATGTCAATATTCAGATTTTTATTGTATTTCATAAAAACATTTTCGATGAATGCTATAAAAATATACCGCAAGATGTTCTTTATAAATATTTTACATTTTATGCAGTTAATAAAAATATAAAAAAAAATTATACACAGAATAAATATAAAATTATTAATGAATGGGAATTATCTATTTATGACGAGACATTTCAAAATAGAGGGTATAATGAAAATTCATCAATATACCATGTATACATTAATAAATTACATAAAAATTACAAATATATAGGTTTTTTTCAATATGATATGATGTTTAATAATAATATAATAGATTTTTTACAAACAAGTATAACTCAAACGCCAATCCTATTTAGTTTAGGATTATATCATTTTAATGATTGTGGTTTAGATGAAGAACATAGTACACTTAAATTTATAATTAATGATTATAATAATTTTTATAAAAAAGTATTTAATACAAATAATAAATTTCCATTATATAATAGTTATGTTATTCCGAATGAAACATATGAAAAAATAATGAAATGGGTTATACAATTATATGATAAAATGTATCCTTGGTGTATTACACATCCAAATAAATCTCATTTTGGTCGTATTGGGGGAATATATGAAAGAGTTATGGCTTATTGTATAGGAGATCAACATTTACAACATATTTTATTAGATGTATTGCACGACAATAAATATAAATCATTATCATATTAAAATGTGTACACAGCGAGTATACTTTTTGAATTTTGAGAATAAAAATATATGGAGTCATCGTTTCTTTTCGTATATTTGACAGGCCTGTCGGATACCTTTAAAATTGATTTATAAATAACAAACAAATGTCCAACCAATATAGTTTACATTTATGAATACATTTACCGAAAATAACTTAACATATATTGGGTCGTTAATCTATGATGACGACACCGAATACAACGCCATTACAAATGAACTGGAACAAGGATGGGACGTAGGAAAGGATGAATTTATTAAAACATATTTAAAGGTTAATCCTGACTTAGAATATATGTTCGGGGTTAATAGTAATATGATAACAACCCATAATAATGAATCTGTTGATTTAACCAAATTATTAAAAATGGAACTTTTAGAAAAGTGCAAAGAACTTGGATTTGTCAAATGTAAATCTAAAAATAAAGGTGAGTTAATACATTTAATTAATGGGAGGAACAACCGCGTAATTCCCGAAATAGAAATGAATGAACACCAAGAATGTAGTAATCGTACATATACGTTAGTTGATTTATTTTGCGGAACAGGAGCGTTTTCATATGCTTTTCATAAAACAAATAAGGCGACAACTATATTTGCGAATGATATGTTGGATAGTTCAGAGGAAATTTTCAATTTAAATAACCATATAAAATTAACGAAACGAAATTTAATTGAGATAAAAGATGAGGATGTACCGATATCAGACATATTAACCGCAGGATTTCCGTGTCAACCATTTAGTATTGCTGGAATGCAAAAAGGATTTGCGGATGAAAGAAGTAATGTATTTTGGAAAATATTATCCATCATTAAAAAAAATAATCCTAAATTTGTTATATTAGAAAATGTAAAAAACTTACAAAGTCATGATGAAGGAAAAACATTTAAAATTATCATTGAACATTTAGAAAAATTAAATTATTACATTAAATACGCAATCTTGAACACTTGTAAAATTACAGGAATACCTCAAAATAGAGAAAGAATATATATTGTCTGTTTTAAAGATAAACTTATGTATGATAAGTTTGATTTTGATTTTCCAGAAATAGAATTAAAACCATTAACTCTATTTCTTGAAGCGGATATCCATGAAAAATATTACTATAACAATTCAACCATGATATATGACAAACTACAAACAAGTGTTATCAACCATATATCAACAAATACTATTTATCAATACAGAAGATATTATGTGAGAGAAAATAAAAATAATGTGTGTCCTACGTTAACTGCAAATATGGGTGGAGGAGGGCATAACGTTCCCATCATATTAGATGACAAGGGAATTCGTAAACTTACCCCAAAAGAGTGTTTTAATTTACAGGGGTTTCCAATTGACTACAAGATACCATCAATTTCTTCGAATAAATTATACTGTTTAGCAGGCAACGCGGTTTCAATTCCAGTGGTTTCTCTCATAGCAAATCGCTTATTTAATTAGTTAGTTAGAAGTAGTATTTAGTTTATTATAATATAGTGTATTTAATAGTTGGTGCATTTGAAAATATGTTTTCAAATGTTCCTTCATAAATTTTTTCACAAAAATCACTTATTTGAGGATATATGTTACTCCAACTTATATGGGGTCTTCGTCCTTCAAGTAATTGTTGCCCCATTGTTTGAGTTTTATTAACCTTTATATTTTTAAATTCATCAGACAAATAATTCAAATTCACCTTCCATAAAATAATTTCATTATTTAACCATTTTTTTAGGTCCAAAAAATATAATACTCCAAATTTTTTATTAGGACCAAATTGAGAAGGACCGCTTGATGTAAACGACTTTACTTCAATTGGCATCGTTTTATCATATTTACTTGAATATAAATCGCCAATTAATCCATATCTTTTATCAACCCCTTTACACCAGACACAACTTGTATCATTTTCGTAATTTCGAATGATAAACTTTGTTATATTTTCTGTAATATCTTCTGGAGTATTCTGATGTCTAATTTTTAACCCACCTTTTATGAATGTTTCATCCTTCATATACGTATTTTTAAAATTATTGTATCGGGTAATCAACGTTTCTTCGCAGTATTCATCATTTAATATGTCAGACAACTTACAGTTAGTATCTTCCATCATTACACTTGTTATATCGTCTACATTTACCTTTAAATATGTTTTAATAAATTCGTCCTTTTCAACTTCCCAACCTTGTTCCAGTTCATATGTTATCAAGTTATATTCGCAGTCATCATCATTATCTCTTTCGAACATATCTAGTCTATTAAAATTGCTGATAATATGGTTGTTATCGTTTAATTTAATCAATTTTAAATACTTAATGAATCCAACGGAAACATGAGTCTACTTTTTGGATTTTCAGGGATAGAAATAGAAAGAAAAATAAAGAGTTTCATAGTTTCTTTTCATAACTTTGGCAGGCCTAACCTGGGAATTTATTTGTGGAATAAATAAGTATTCGAATCATAATCTTTGGTTATACCTTTTTAAAGGTATACATGAGTCTACTTTTTGGATTTTCAGGAATAGAAATAGAAAGAAAATAAAGAGTTTCATAGTTTCTTTTCATAACTTTGGTAGGCCCAACTTGGAATTTAATTGGGGAATAAATAAGTATTCGAATCATAATCTTTGGTTATACCTTTTTAAAGGTATACATGAGTCTACTTTTTGGATTTTCAGGGATAGAAATAGAAAGAAAAATAAAGAGATTATTAGTTTCTTTTCATAACTTTGGTAGGCCCACCTGGAATCTTATTTCGGGAATAAATAAGTATTCGAATCATAATCTTTGGTTATACCTTTTTAAATGTATACATGAGTCTACTTTTTGGATTTTCGGGAATAGAAATAGAAAGAAAAATAAAGAGATTATTAGTTTCTTTTCATAACTTTGGTAGACCTAACTTGGAATTTAATTGGGGAATAAATAAGTATTCGAATACCGAATTTGAGTCACCTCAAACCATTTTCAGGAATAGAAATAGAAAGAAAAATAAAGATATTATTAGTTTCTTTTCATAACTTTGGTGGGCCTACCTGGAATCTTATTTCGAGAATAATAAGTATTCGAATACCGAATTTGAGTCACCTCAAACCATTTTCAGGAATAGAAATAGAAAGAAAAATAAAGAGTTTCATAGTTTCTTTTCATAACTTTGGTAGACCTAACTTGGAATTTAATTGGGGAATAAATAAGTATTCGAATACCGAATTTGAGTCACCTCAATTCATTTTCAAGAGTAAAAATAGAAAGAAAAATAGTTTGAATATATAGTTTCTTGAGTAATATTTGGGAACGTAAAACCTTATAACTTCGTTGATAAAAAAAGTTATTTAGTAATTTTTAATAATTAAATGTTTGGTGTTTATTTCTGTGCCGACGCGATTATTGTAAAACTTAAACTTATATTTTTTATCGTATTCGCCGACTATATAACCTTGATATAGTTCTTCTATGAATGGCGTTTTTCCGATGATGAGTAGACATTTATTTTTGGTAGTTTTAAAAAGGTCCGCGAGTTGTTGATGTTCTTTTTTGCCGAATTGACAATACCCGTAATCGGTAAATTCGCTATCATATGGAGGGTCTAAAAACATAAAATTATCTTCGTCGTTGTATAAGTGAAATACATGTTCGAACCCTTTATTTAGTATTTCTGTTTTACTCAGTAAATGTTCGTATGCTTTGTTTGTTATGTCTTTAAAATTCACGGTTTTATATTTTCCATAGGGTATGTTAAATCGGCCATTTTTATTATATCGGAGCATCCCGCGAAAACACGTTTTTCTTTGATAATAAAATCGTTGTGCGTTGTCCAATTCATTATTTATCTCCATTTCATCTCTAATTTTATAATAGGTTGCTTCATCGTTTGGCGTAGTTTTCATAAATTCATCAATTTTCCCCCCGTTTCCGTTGCCGAGGCTTTTGTATAAATCGATTAATTCCGTATGCACGTCGCTGATAACGGAATTGCCGTGGTTTAGATAAAAGTAGACCGAACCGCCCCCTACAAAGGGTTCGATATATCGAGTAAATTGTGTCGGGAAATATTTCTCAAATAGTTTGATTTCGTCGCTCTTCCCACCGTTCCATTTTATGAATGGTTTTAAATGGTGGGAAGTCGGGTCGTTAATACTTGTATCGAGACACGGTGATAATCCCGAGTGGCGGATCAATTCAACGAGTTGTGTTTTATTTTTATCTTTGTATTTGGTAAGATGTTGTTGTTCGCATAGATTCATTAAATACGCTCTGGGCATTTTAATTAAATCCGTATGGCAAGAAGTGGGCGACGTCATTTTATCTGAATGAATGACCATTTTCTTTATAACAATCATTTTTTTTAAATTCTTATAACTGCGGTGGTTCTATTTCAGCCAGTTTCAGCCGATTTCAGCCGTTTTATATTTTACTTGGATACATAATAATTAATACGCATTCCTTGGCTATCTGCTTCGGGTAATGGAACTGAAATATTGGATTTTTCTTGATAATTGTTGTATATACCGCAGACATCGATCGGAGTACAATTGCTCGTATCGGGATTATTTGGATATTTTAGGTTATTGGTAATTTGTGTAAACGACCCAACCTTAAATGTTGGATATTTCCACCACGCATCACTTACGTTGATATTATTCACGTTTTTTGTATTCAACTTGTATGTATCTTCTAACAACATATTGGAGGAATTGGGATATTTTTCCCCGTTTAATTTGTAGTTTGTATACGCTTCGCGCGTGGTACTATTTCCGTTTCCCATAATGATTATAACAATCATAATAACAAGGCCCATCCAAATTATTTTATTCATATATACTTATAAAATAATTTAAAATTACGTAAACTAAATAAGTAATATGGATACTTTAAATATGCGCGTAACAAAAAGAAATGGCGAATTAGAGGATATTTATTTTGACAAAATATTAAAACGAATTAAAACGCTCGGTAAAGAATCTGGAATTGTATCTATTAATTATTCTTCTCTTTCTATGAAAGTGATTGACCAATTATATGATACCATACCCACTACAAAAATCGATGAATTAACGGCGGAACAATGTGCGTCATTATCTACGCAACACCCTGACTATGGCATTTTGGCAGGTCGAATTGTCATATCAAATCATCAAAAAAATACGATGAATACGTTTAGCGATGTGATGGAGAAATTATATTTTTATTATAAACAATCCAACAATCAACACAGCCCATTAATTTCAAAAGAGGTTTGGGATGTGATTTCTTCCAATAAAGATGTATTTAATAATATGGTCGTCCACGATCGAGATTACCTGTTCGATTATTTTGGATTTAAAACATTAGAGCGGTCGTATTTGTTTAAAATAAATAATGTTGTTGTAGAACGACCTCAGTATATGTGGCTACGCGTTGCGATTGGAATACATGGCGACAATATTAAGGATATTGAAGAAACGTACACATTTATGTCTCAAAAATACTTTACCCACGCAACGCCTACACTTTTTAATAGTGGAACTCCAAGACCCCAATTGAGTTCGTGTTATTTGATATCGATGGAAAGTGATAGTATTGATGGAATCTACAACACATTAAAAGATTGTGCCCAGATTTCTAAATATTCGGGAGGTATTGGCCTTCACATTCATAATATCCGAGCGAAGGATTCTTTTATCAGCGGAACAAATGGAAAAACGGACGGGATTGTTCCGATGTTAAGAGTATTTAATAGCACCGCTCGATATGTGAACCAATCGGGGAAACGAAACGGCAGTTTTGCGATTTATTTAGAACCTTGGCACGCCGATGTAGAAAATTTTTTAGAATTAAAAAAGAATCACGGAGATGAAGAATTGAAAGCACGCGATTTATTTTATGCGTTATGGATTCCTGACTTATTTATGTCGCGTGTAAAAGAGAACGGAAAATGGTCGTTAATGTGCCCGAATGAATGTCCTGGATTGGCGGACGTCTATGGAGAAAATTTCAACCAATTATATTTATCCTATGAAGCATCTGGAAAAATGAAAAAAACGATGAATGCTCGTGATTTATGGTTTAAAATATTGGATTCACAAATGGAAACGGGAACCCCTTATTTATTATATAAGGATGCCGCCAATAGTAAAAGCAATCAACAAAATCTCGGAACAATTAAATCGAGTAATTTATGTACGGAAATAATTGAGTATTCTGATGAGAATGAAACCGCCGTGTGTAATTTAGCAAGTATTGGGCTACCGACCTTTGTAGATGAAACAACCAAAACATTTAACTATGAGAAATTGCACCAAGTTGTTAAAATTATCACCGCCAATTTAAATAAAATAATTGATGTGAACTTTTACCCGACGGATAAAACAAAACGAAGTAATTTATTACACCGCCCAATCGGGATTGGGGTGCAGGGACTCGCGGATATGTTTATTTTAATGGATGTTGTCTTTTACAGCGAGGAAGCCAAACTGATTAATACGCAAATATTCGAAACCATTTATCACGCATCGTTGGAAAAAAGCAACGAAATCGCGAAGGACCGATACAACAAGATGAAGGTGTTTCATTTGGAGGCAACGGATACTCTACCCGAAGGATTGAACTATATCGATGATATTCCGAACACAACTGGTGAAAAAATCATTTATGGTGAAATAAAAAAATTAATCAATCCGTTATGTGGTGCGTATAGTTCGTTTGAGAAATCGCCGACTTCATCTGGAATATTACAATTTGATATGTGGAATGTAGTCCCAAGTAATCGGTATGATTGGGATGGTTTAAAGCGTTCTATTATTCAATATGGCGTGAGAAATTCACTTCTTGTGGCTCCGATGCCTACCGCCAGCACATCGCAGATATTAGGATACAACGAGTGTTTTGAACCATTCACAAGTAATATATATAGTCGAAGCACGATGGCGGGGGATTTCGTCCTTGCGAATAAATATTTAATGAAAGAACTTCTTGATATCGGATTATGGAATGACAAAATAAAAAATAATATCATACAAAACAAAGGAAGTATTCAACACTTGACGATTATTCCTGAGCATATTCGAAATAAATATAAGATTGTTTGGGAAATACCGATGAAACATATCATCGATATGGCGGCGGATCGAGGAGCGTATATTTGCCAAAGCCAAAGTTTAAATTTATGGATTGAAGACCCAACGTATAATACATTAACATCGATGCATTTTTATTCGTGGAAAAAAGGATTAAAAACGGGTATTTATTATTTAAGAAGAAAGGCCAAGCATCAAGCTCAACAATTTTCGATTGAACCCGAACAGAATAAAAATAATAACGAACCCGATGAATTATGTGAGTCGTGCTCCGCGTAAAGCGTTGAACCCGCCCTGTGTGTGAATAAGTTAGTTAAATAGTATAGTATGAAATAATAGCACCAAAATAAATAATTACATCATTCTCTATCGCATGATGTAATTTCTTGAACCCGCACATGTGTAATGTTTGTTTTTTTTCACGTGATAATATATAAATGGAAATACTAAATAATTACGCAGACGCTTTTAAAATAGCGAGAAAATATATCGACCATTTAAGTGATTCTGTGCACGAACCATATGATACGGGAAATAAAGCAAGCTTGCCGACGGAAATAAAAAATAAGAAATGGAGCATGACGTTGTCCGCGTTAAAAAATACATTTGAATATTTGTTTCACAAGATACATCATTCATGTTATATGCTTTGCGTCTCAAACAATGAGTATGTCATGTATAAAATCGCCATCGTGGATGCATCGCCTACGTTTGAAAACGCAATAAAAACATATCACGTTCCGATGTTAAAAAAGAATAATTTGATTACGCCATATCAAAAAGATTTTATACTGCGCGAATTAAACAGTCCAATTCGAGTGATGCAGTGTATATTGAAAAAACAATATTCTAAAAATGAGAAAATCACGCAAAAGTTGAATGAATACGACCCCGTTTTTGCGGGTATGAAGTTGCCAAATGGCGTATTTATATTAAATTTGACGGATGCGGTAATACTAACAAATAACGGGACGGAGCCATTTCCTAATGTAACAGGCAATATATCTTTAGGTAAATACAATTTTGACGAATACATACCAATTATGTCTATGTCTGGAGCGGTTGGATATAGCGATATTCCCATTCCAAATTATGATGACATTATGAATATTTTTGATGATAAAAAAATGTTAGAATTTACCACATTTAATACCATATGGGAAAACAAACAAATCCGCAAGGCAGTGTTTCGAGGAGGTCCATCAGGATGTGGATACACTCCTGAAACAAATATGCGAATAAAATTAAAATATATGAATTATAAATATCTTGATGTGGAGTTGACAGGAAAAGGAAAAACCGTTGATAGTAGGTCCATCAAGTTTGACCCAGTTTATGGATTAGGTATGTTAAATACGGGTATTAAGCCCGCCACGAAATTTTTAACGATGACTGAACAGAGCAATTATAAATATATCATTCATATTGATGGAAATGTAAATGCATATCGATTGCTTACCACAATGCGAACTGGGTCTTTAATATTACGGGTTTCAAGCGAGTACCGTTCGTGGTTTGACCATTTAATTCAACCGTCGGTTCACTATTTGAAAGTGAAGCACGATTTATCTGATTTAGAAGGATGTATTCACTGGTGTATGAAAAATGAAGCGAGATGTAAAGAAATTGCAAAAAATGGGCTTGACTTTGCGACCTCTATATTACGTAAAGACTTTATAAAAACGTATTTTCAAAAACTATTATGGTCGTTGTCAGATTACCAAGACCCTGTCAAGATAACGACTCCTATTCCGAGTCCTAGCCCTAGCCCTCTTCCTGTTCCTACGCCGATGCGTATTCCTACGCCTACACCAACACCTAAACCCCCAATTCCTACACGCAAATTATCCAAATCACTAACTCCGTGTAAATCTCGATGTCGGCGTCCAACTCAACCTCGCAGTAAAAAGGTACGTAAAAGGGCGGAACCGAAAACAAAGACGTGTAAGGAAAGCCACGTGATTAAACCGACTAATAATCGTTGTGTTAAAAAATGTGTGGATGGATACACCCGCAGATTGAAAGATTTTAAATGTGTTAAAGAATGTGCGGATGGATACACTCGCCGATTGGAAGATTTTAAATGCATAAAAAATAAAAAACAGTAAACATGGTTATTGGTATTTAGATTATTAGGTTGATTATATAAACGATGTATATCTATAATTTATGTTAATAAGGGAGAATATAATTGTCTAAATTCTGCATTATGTGTTAATATGTCTTCGTTAAATGTAATGAAATAATAGCACCGAAAACAAACCATTACATCATTCATCGCATCGTGCAATTTGTTTGGGTTGGTTCCAAACAAGTAGAAATGCAATTCTTTTAATGTTGGCCATTTGTATGATTTCATCAGAACATTCTTTTTTGTAAATTTGGAAAGTTTGCACAAATTTGTGTTTTCTTTCATGGTGCAATACCCCTTATGGTTATGTAATACGTATAAGTAATTGTTATACTTCTCGATTCTATCTTGAAACCCGCCGTTGTCGATTTCGTTTAAGTCCGCGACTTTTTTGAGGAGTCGAAGTAGTTCTACCTTTACCAGTTTGTAATCAAAGAATGTATTATGGCATATATAGAGGTCGCTTTGTTGTAAATAAACCATAAATAGATTCATTACATAATCAATACTATACCCTTCTTTTTGACTTTTCTCGTGTGTGATGCCGTGAATGTCGATGCTTCCTTGCGAAATAACCACGTCGGGATTTACTCTTATAATGTAATTGTGAGTTTCATACGTCTTATCAATTACATTATACATTAACCACGAAAGCTGGACGATGGATGGAAATGCATCTAAATTATACAAGGTTAAATCTGTATTGGTTGGAAGAAGTCCGGTCGTTTCTGTATCAAATACAATTGGATTTGTATATTGGGTTTCCATTTATAATACTTATATACAATGCACAGTTCTATCATTTTGAAATCAATTTTTTAATTACGTTTACTTTAGGTGTATTATTCTACTGGCTTATACATTTTACATATTCCAAAACTCATCCTGTGCCATTTAGAAACTCCGTGTAGTTTGATTCCATCGATATGTTTTTTTGCACCATACCCTTTGTTACTATCAATGGAGTACTTGGTAATTAAGTCGGGGTGTTGTAAACATAACTCGTTGATATATTTATCTCTTTCCACCTTTGCTAAAATAGAAGCTGCCGCAATCGAAGTGTATGTATTGTCTCCCTTTTCAACACATATATGGGGAATTTCTTCGATTATTTTTTTTGATTTATTATAGAAGGTGGATGGATTGAAATAATTCCCATCAATTAATAACAATATATCGGGATGTTTGTCCTTACAATGGGTATCCACAAGTATTTTTCGTGTTTCAAAAATAGCACTATGCATGGCTCTTTGGGTTGCCTGTAAAATATTAATTGTGTCGATGGTTGATTCGTCTTCAAAACTAACATTCCACGCAATTGCATTCTTTTTTATATAGGATGCGACCTCTTCTATTTTTTTGGAAGAGGAAAACTTTTTACTATCCTTTACACAGGAATGATTAAAACTATCGTTTTTAGGTAAAACAACACATGCCGCGTAAACCCGTCCGAAGAGAGGACCTCTTCCTACCTCATCAACTCCAAACTCATATTGAGAACCATTTTCAGAATAACATTTTTTAAGAGTTGTTTGCCCAGGTTTGGAGCTTAGTGTTGGAATTATGGGGTTATTTTCTTCGTCAGACATAATAATACTAGTCTACTTATATATTTATATTATTATGATTATTCTTTTTTCACATTATAAAATATAATGAAATTCATATATATTTTTATATTTGTATTTTTCACACTTGTTCTATTTTGTATTTTAGGCAATTATACAAGAAGAGAAGGACTCACGGTTGAATCTACCAACCCCGAGAAAAAGGATGAAACTTCCAAAAATACGAGCAATGGTGTTGGCATGGCGAATCGATCGTTGAATCCGTCGTTGAGTCCATCGTCGACTACATATGATAATTATAACCATTATAACGGGGATTCATTACCTACTACATTTTATGGAGCGGATGGAAGTAAACTCACAATTAATAAACTCACAAAAACGATGTATGTAACAGATAGCTCTGGAAAAACAACTCGATATGTAAAACCCCAAAATAATAATATGAATTCACGCGGGGAGTCATCATTATACGATTCGGTGTTTACTGGGGAAGATGGAGGTTCAGGCAATATTGTACGCGCTACAAACGGACAATATGTGGTAAACATAAAGGACGAGTTGGGAAATCGTAAAACATATAGTCCAAATTATAATATCGATTTGAACCAATCTCAAGATGAACAACCTTTAAGCGAAACCGATATTCCTCCCGGTAAATATTCTGGTTACAATAATAATTATAATGATACAGAATCGAACACTTCTACCACAGGTTCAGCGGATGATTACATAAATTCATTACCAAGAGGAATACCTGCAAATAATATTCCTCCTGGTCAAGAACATCTATATATATTAAAATCACAAATCGTGCCTCCTGTATGCCCGGTGTGTCCTTCCAATATTGTTTATAGAGATAAAGAGTGTTCACCTTGCCCTGCGTGTGCACGTTGCCCTGAACCAAGTTTTGAGTGTAAGAAGGTGCCCAATTATAACGCACAAAATCAAAATAATGATTATTTGCCCGTTCCCGTATTATCTAATTTTTCCGGGTTTGGGATGTAGACTTGGATATGCGTTTCTTAATACATTTTTTGTCGATTTGTAATGTTTTACCCTTGTCATTATGGGGGACAATTTTAATAATACACCTTGATTTTTTACCATACAAAGGTTCTGTACACCCCTTTTCTTTATTTTTTTTCGTGGTGGTCTTAGTCTTAATCGGAGCCATTATTTTGGGAGGCTGACATCTTGCGCGAAAATGTTCATATCGTTCTCTTACCATTTCATACGTTAATCCCGATTTTTTATTTAACATTGTATTAATTAATTCGTGAAGGTCGTAGACATATTTTGAAAAGGACGCCCTGTTTTTCATATGTTCGATTGTTAACGGCAACTCCAATAAATTTTTTTTTAAATTTATTCTGCAATATTTACATGGTAGGGTGTATTGAAGATTTATAATAAAATTCATATATTGTTGTTTATCTTCTTCGCATGGAACGATTGGGTAATTAAAACTCATGATATGCAAAACATGCCATAACGCAGGCCCCCAAACATTTGTTAACATTCCATCCTTACTATTATAATCATTTAAAGTAAATGTATTCTTTCTCGTTTTCATAATATATGTAAATAAAAAATGATTTGAATAATTTATAATGAATAATAAATATAAATACAAGTTTTACAAATATGACAACAATTATGTTAACAAATAATATAATGATTGAAGATGAGATGGATATGAATTGTGGATTAGTATATCTCGCTCGAATGTATTATAATATGGCGAATCGGTTGGATACAAAAAATGATGAAACTAACAAGAGTGAGAATCTCAACAAAATAGAAGAATATTATTTTATGAGCGCCGAGTTGAATTATTCGCCTGCGATGGCGAATCTTGGGATATTGTATGAAAATAGAAATGAATATGATAAGGCAATTCATTATTATTTAATGGCGATTGAAGTTGGTAGCGAAGTTTACGCCATGGCCAATTTAGCAGACCTGTATCGCAAAATGAAAGATTACGACAAAATGGAGTATTATTATTTAATCGCGTATACGGATTATAATGATATGTTATCCATCTATTCATTAATATCACACTATTCGAATGAAAAAAATTTCGACAAAATGGAGTATTATTATTTAATTGCAGTAGAAAATCCAAAGTTTAAGAGCTCTTCCGTAAATGACCGGGTCATCAATATATTTAATATTATATTAATATTAGACCCAATAGAAAATAAAAGCGTAAACATGAAAAAACAAATAAGTAAAATAGTAAAGAATGAAGATATTATGATTTTTAGAAATAAAATAAAATTATTTACAAATTTAAAGAATATAACCGAATGCGTTATTTGTTATGAAGAACGATTAAATATTGATTTACATTGCGGTCACTGTGTCTGTGTTCGTTGTTATCCTTACGTACATTTTAGTCCATGTCCCATATGTAGATTGTAAACGTGTAATGTAATTAATTCATCTTTTTTATTTTAAACATAACACGTTTTCATCCATAGATATTCGTCAACTTTATGTAAATAAATATTATAATGCTAAATATATTAGTATTATAATATTATATAATGAATAATTGTGAAACCTGTGCTGATTGTTGCGAGGAATTTAGTTATTACCGATGTAGTGCGTGTACTGCACGCACGACAAGTTTAAAAACGTCGTGTCAAACTCAAAAAATAATTCAAAATACAGTAAGAGTTCCATCGTCGTTATATACGATGAATCTAGCATCCGTTGCGTCATATAGAGTACCTCAAAATATCTTTCGGGTAAATTGGAACCAAATGAGTGATAAGTCCGTTCCAAGCGTGCAAACGACCTATGTTCCAGGAAGAGGTGGTTCCAGCACACGAAGCACGTTAACTGGAAGTCGTCCAGGGTCCCAATCACCTGGAGGAACTGGGTGCGATATTAAGCATAATAGTTATGACCGTTATTTAAATAATTTGAAAGCAAAAGGACCATTACGACCCGAATCATCCACCTCCACACCTATCTATGGAAATAAAAATATAAAAACAACTATTTTATATCCTAACTGCACGTATCTTTGTTTTGATTGTGTTTAATTACTTTAGCAAATTAAGGACATTTTAATTTCATAATTGCAATATAGTATTCTTTATCGGTCGTGTAATCCATACGAGTTATTTCAACAAGTTCTCCTTTCCAATTGATAAACAACATATTATTATGATATATTTATGATATATTTTATTCGTTTAAATTTATTTGTATTTTAATAATGTATATATATGACATCTATCATTAAGTCAATCAGTTCATATGTACCATCGTTTACTTCCTACCAAAGTAAGCAAACGTTGGCCATCGTGGTAGGTTCGATATTGTTAATCATCGCCATATTATGGTATTACAATAAATATATCCATCGCGCGGTGAAACGAGACGACGTTGAAAATATTGAAAATCCAGATGATTCAAAACAAGCAGAACTCATTTTATTTTCAGTGGATTGGTGTCCTCATTGTAAAACGGCCAAACCAATATGGGAAGAACTAAAAACGGAGTATGAGAATAAACAAATCAACGGATACACCGTATTGTTCACGGATATAAATTGTACGAATGAATCGCCTGAAATCGAGAAAATAATGGCTACTTATAAAATAGAAGGGTATCCTACCATTAAATTATTAAAGGATGGAAAGGTTATCGAATACGACGCGAAACCTTCTAAATCAACGTTAATTGAATTTTTAAATTCCGTTTTGTAAATTGACGATACTCATAAATTCGGTTGCGTCCTGAACTCCCTTGTTCACGAGCATTCTTCTTTCCTCGGCTGAATTTAAAATCGATGTTAACAGAGACATATTCATTAATTCGGTATTACAAATAATCTCATGTTGAATATTTGATATGTATTCCTTTTCTTTATTTAAATTATATATTAGTTTGGTTAAAAACCCTAAAATATAATCAAACATGTTTGTCTCGGTTGATATGTTCGGCGGACTGCTGTTGCCGTAATGGTTTTTAAATCCGATAATTTCTTTTGGGTCCTTACCCGTTTCTATTATTTTACAAAGAGGATAATTATATACAATTCCTCCGTCAATATAACATTTGTCATCGATACATACAGGCGTGATTAATACGGGCAACGCACACGTCATTTGTAATGCGGTTAATAAAGAAAGGGTAGGGTGTGTTTTATAGGAGATATCCACAATTTCAAACCCGTTTATTTCAAACGAGAAAAAATGCAGTTCGATGTTTGATAAATTGAAAAATTCCGCCATTGTTATGTCTAATGCGACATCTTTCGCGTCAAACAACGGTTTTAAACATTTTTCAAATGTCGTTATATTATAAACCCCTTTTTTATAATAAATATCAAATAATGCGTGTATGTTTATATCAAACACATCCTTCCAGGGTCGATTTATAATATAATCCAATACCGTATCCCAATCATATTTCAGGCATAATATAGTAGATATAATGGCTCCAGCAGAAGTTGCGTAGATAGTTTCGATGTCGTGAATTTGATAAAGTTTTTCTGTTTCAATATGTTTTATGGCGCCGATTGTCTGAAATAGAGTATGCCCTCCACCTGGTATAACTAAATGTTTAATCACCATATTATCATAATATGAAATGTATTTTTAAATATTAATTCGTCGGTATTTAATTCGGGTGATGAACGAAAGTATGGAAAATAAATATGGTTAATTACGATAAATTAAGATAAAAAAAATGTGTTTACATTTAAATGGCTAACATCTTTTTATTGGAAAAAATAGACGATTTTACAGAAAAAATAAATATTGACGAACTTTATGAAAAAAAACGAAATTATGATTTAGCTCAAAAAACGTTGTTCAATAAAATATTAAATCGGATTCACGTTCGAATTAAAACAACTTCACGCCAAAAAATGAATGAAAACTTTTGCTGGTTTGTGGTTCCTGAAATCATTATTGGAGTTCCAAAATTCGACCAAGCAAATTGTATCGCATATTTAATGGATAAATTAACAACCAACGGGTTTCAAGTAAAATACACCCACCCCAACACATTATTGATATTATGGAGTAATTGGGTTCCATCTTATGTACGGGACGAAATTAAAATAAAAACGGGCATTAAAATTAACGAATTCGGTATTAAACAAGAAGACAAACCTTTAGACGTATTAGATAATTATAATATAAAAAAGGATATAACAAAACAACCCGCCAAAAAAAACTACACCCCGATACATTCATACAAATCTTCAGGAAATATGATATAATATATTGAATATATATGAGTCAAACAAAAAAGGGCAACAAAACACGTAGAAAGAAAGGTAATTATACACTGAAGGCGGGCAGTAGTATATTTAAAAACGATACGTTATCTACCCATATTTCAAAGTTAAAAAAAACCTATAAATATGGAGATATACAAATTATCAACAAATATCGCATCAACGATGATTTTTATAGTTATGTAAATAATGAATGGATTCAAAAAATGGATAAAACGTCATTAACGGGTGAAGGAGAGGGACATTTAGTTCAAATTGACGATTTTCGAATTGTGCAGTCAAAAGTATTTAAACAATTAATTGATATATCAAATGAATATATCAAAAATAACGATACGCCACTTTCCGTTGAGTTGAAAAATTATTTACACGCTTTGCACTTACAACTTACAACTCAACAATTAAAAAAATATGCGAATGAGTTTGTCTCATTCATTGATGACATACAAAAAGAGGAAACGAGTCTATGGAAATTACTAGGAACCATTTCTTATAATGAGGTTATATCGTGGGCGTTGCCATTTATATTTAAAATGGACCCAGATGTAAATAATCCAACGATTTATCGCATGAATATCTATCCAGGCACGGTTACCCTGTATGATAATGACGTTTATTTTGAAGAAGATTTTCAAGATGACCCTGCAAAATTACAATATATACAACATTACAAATCTACATACAATAAGTATTTAAATGATATTTTTGAATACATATTTGGTAAAAACCACAGGTTTAACATTTCCCATATTTTTGACGTGGAACAACAAATTGTAAAATCTTCTGATTGTAAACTACCTCGCGACAAGAAAAAAAAACAAGCAAAACAAGAGGACTTTACTTATGTTAAAAAGGGGGATGCGTTGAAAAAATATGGATTTGATTTTGTCGAATATTCAAAACACATTGGGTTTACAAGTACCCCTGATTTTTTTATTACAACGGATATAAAGTATTTACAATGTTGCTGTAAAATGTTAATTGAGGATTGGAGAAATGAAAAATGGAATACCTATTTTGTTTATATTTTTATTAAACAATTAATTCGATTTAACGACAACGGAAGCAAAATATTTGCTGACTTTACGGGTAAATTTATGTATGGACAAGAAAAAAAAATTCACGATAAATACGCGGGACTAATTTACGCGTGTTATCCATTTAATACTTTTTTTACGGAACAATATGTCAAGAAATATGAAGATAAAAAAAATCTGACATATGTAGAAAAATTAGCGGATGAATTAAAAAAGGTTTTTATGCGTATCGTTTCAAAGAACACCTGGTTATCTCCAAGCACAAAAAAATATGCTTTACTCAAATTAGACCGCGTAAAGGTGATTACATCTCAACCAGATACATTACGAGAAGACCCGTTATTGAATTATGTAGGAAATGATTGTTGGCACAATATATTAAAAATCACCAAATGGCGACACGAAAATTTCGTAAGGTTAGAAGGTAAACGCATGATCGACATACCTGACATTGATTTTACTCAAACCCCTCCTAAATTAACGGGAACTCAATCGTATGTAGTAAACGCGAGTTATACTCCAATCACAAATTCAATCTACATACCTTTAGGATATATTCAAAAACCATTTGTGGATCTTGAAGAACGAGGGATCGCGTATAATTTAGCACATGTTGGATTTACAATTGCACACGAGTTATCACATGCGTTAGATGATTGGGGGAGTCAATATGATTATAATGGGAAATTATTCAATTGGTGGAATGCCGAGGATAAAAAAGAATTTAGTGAAATACAAAAGGATGTAATCGACCAATACACATTTTTTGCAGAAAGAGACAATATTCAATTTGATGCGGCCCCAAGTGTAGGAGAAGATTTAGCCGATATTTCTGGATTAAATATTTGTGTTGCTTATTTAAAAGAGTTTCAAGATTTGCACGAAGATAACCCTCACATTCGTTTATTATCCTATAAAGCATTTTTTGTATATTTTGCTAAACAAATGCGTCAAAAAATTTCTTCAAACGCTCTTCGCACTCAATTAATTGTAAACCCCCATCCTCCAGATAAATACCGAACAAATATTCCTTTGTCGAGAACCCCGATATTTAGGACAATTTATAATATTAAAAGGGGGGATGAAATGTTTTGGAAAAATACAAATCGAATTTATGAATAATTTTTTTGTTTTATATATATATAAATGTCAAACAGATCCGCATCAGCATACAGCGCAGGTGGAAGAAGTCGTCGTAGATCAAGATCCGCAGCCGCATCTCGTGCCAGAGCCGCGTCTCGCAGTCGCGCCAGAGCCGCATCCCGTGGTCGTGCCAGATCCGCATCCCGTGGTCGCGCACGTTCCGCATCCCGCGGCCGATCTGCCGCTTCCGCTTAAATAACAACCTTTAAGGAATTTAAATAATTAATTGCATACCATTCGCAATTAATTATTACATATCGATATTATTGATAATTTGTTGAATACACTTATATTGGTGAATGATATTATCCAGCTCTCCTTTTTTGATAAGTGCGTCATAGATTGTCGCGATTTCATTTACATCTCTTTCACATTCCACGTATAATTGAATGATGGTATTTCTTGTATGTGAAACAAGCCCAACAAGTTGTTGCAACGAAAGTTTAGGATGAATTAAAACGGGCGTATGAAAAAGTTGTCGAATAATACAAAATAATTCACCCTGTTTATGATTTGAATAGGTTAACATTTTTTGAATATATTTTGCGTACGTTTCAAATAAATCTGGGGAGTTTGAAATTATTTCATCCGAATACGTTTTCGAATAATCCTTTAGTAAAATATCGTCAAACCTTTGTATTGTCGATGGCACTACGGAATTGCCTGTAAATAGGAGATAAAAATTGTGCAAATCATCGTTAAATTGAACCTCTCGCAACGGGCTCATACCCTGAAATTTTTCTGTAATGATGTCATATTCGTCATCCATATACAAGTGATTTAAAGAAGGAACCACCGGTTGTAAATGATTGTAATGAGATGTAGGGTTATACTTATGCTTCGGGTTGATGGTAAGAATAACGACGGCATATAGATGGGCGATGAATACATAAAAGGTAGAAATATCGTGGCATTGCTCGATGAAGTCCTTTTTTACCGTCTGGGAAAGAGGAGTGGGAACAACAACTCGTTCGTATAATACGTTTATTTCGTGAGGTGTGAACGTCTCAACCAAACGTTGAATTGACGTTAATAATGTATTGCAATAATCAAGCGACAACATTTTGTTAAGATGGGGGTGATTCATATTCAATATGTATTTTGAAGCAAGTTTATCCACCTTATGTAAGAAGTCAGCGTCGTTGTTATATAAGTTAGAAATGATTCCACCCATACGGTAGTTATATATTAAAAAAAATGAATTAAAACTATTCTTATTAAATGAAAGAAACAACCATGTCAAAAGAGAAAAGTAAAAAATGCAAACAATCCAACATCAATAAAACCGAATTATGGAATATATTTGATAGTGAAATCGATAATAAAAAGAACAACACATCGCTCGAATGTTTATATCGAGCAAGTGGGGATAGAGAAAATTGTGAACGTTGTGGTAGTATATTGGCGTTTTCAGATGAAGGGTTTCTAACCTGTGTCAATACAAAATGCGGGATTATTTACAAGGATATCGTCGACCAATCTGCGGAATGGAGATTTTATGGGGCAGACGACAACAACAATAACGACCCGACCCGTTGCGGTATGCCGATTAATCCATTATTAAAAGAATCGTCTTATGGATGTAAGGTATTGTGTCTTGGCAGAATGTCATATGAAATGAGAAAAATACGAAGGTACACAGAATGGCAATCGATGCCATACAAAGAAAAATCTCAATATGACGAGTTCCAAATAATCACTATTTTAGCACAAAATGCAGGCATTCCAAAGATGATTATTGATGATGCGATGAGGTATCATAAAAAGGTGTCGGAATATAATTTAACGTTTCGAGGAGATAATAGAGATGGAATTATTGCGGCGTCTATTTATATTGCGTGTCGCATCAATAATTTACCAAGAACTGCAAAAGAAATAGCCCATATATTTAAATTAAATGTATCCAGCGCGACAAAGGGGTGTAAAAACGCAATCGATATTATTAATAATATAGAAAAGGATATGGTAAACGGAGATAAAACTATTTTTGGAAAAACTCGCCCCGAAGATTTTATAGAGAGGTTTTGTAGTAAATTAAATATCAATAATGAACTTACAAAAGTATGTAAGTTCATTTCTATTAAAATAGAAAAACTGGGATTAATGCCTGAGAATACTCCGCATTCCATCGCAGCAGGAATTATTTATTTCATATCTCAAATGTGTAAATTAAATATAAGTAAAAAAGATGTGAAAAATGTAAGTGAAATAAGCGAGGTAACTATTAACAAATGTTTTAAAAAAATGGAATTAATTAAAGACGACTTGATTCCTTCGGTCATTCTACAAAAATACGCATCCACCACACCCACCCACAATTTAATATAAGTTAAAAAACACTTTTTTTAATAACGTATAAAATGTATGGAAGATATTAATTTACCCCCTGTAGCTGAGGTAGCGGAGATACGGATTCCAAAACGAGTATTTATTGTTCCTTATAGAAATAGGTGTCAACAAAAATTTTTTTTTTGTAAATATATGAATTTTATTATGGAAGGAATCACCGATTATGAAATCTATTTTTCACATCAATACGATAAACGTGCATTTAATCGAGGAGCTACTAAAAATATTGGATTTTTAGCAATTAAACAAAAATATCCAAATGATTATAAAAATATTACATTAGTCTTTAACGATGTCGATACTGTACCATTTAAAAGTATGTTTGACTACGAAACTACTGCAGGAGTTGTAAAACATTATTATGGGTTTACCGATACCCTTGGAGGAATTGTTGTGATAAAAGCGTGTGATTTTGAGCGAGTGAATGGATTTCCTAATTTTTGGGGATATGGAATGGAGGATAATTGTCTTCAATCGCGATGTCAAAAACACAATTTATATATTGATCGAACTGTATTTTTTCCAGTTGGAAGTCCCGAAATATTACAACTCTTTGACGGAATCACGCGAATCGTAAATAATAGAGACCCACTACGAATGAAATATGATGATGGAATCGATGGAATAAAAACAATTCATAAGTTATTGTATACGATTGATTTGAAATCAAAAAGTATAAACGACAACGTGGACGTCGTATCCGAGTTGCCTATTTTTTACGTTAATATTTATTGTTTTTATTCAAGAGTGTTATTTGAAAGCGAAAACTACTATAATTATGATTTGCGAGACCATCCTCGTAAAATATCGAACCCTGATAGGTCCAAATTAACAACTCAAATGGTTGGCCGTCCTGAAGAAGAATGGAAACATATTCCATATCATGCGACCCAATTACACGTAAAAACAGTCAATCGACCACAAACCTCCCCGAATCTACCTCCACAAGCTCCAATTCCACCCCAAAATCAACAACAAAAATACAAACCACAACCAAATAACATGCATTCGCAAGTAATGTTTAAAAGGTTGCGTTAAACTCAAATATATCGTCGTCCTTATCCTTCGATGCCAGTGCGTAATCGCTTACCCGTTTTTCAAAAAAATTTACCTTTGATTCTAAACTGATGAGTTCCATAAAAGAAAATGGATTGGATACATTATATATTTTATCATATCCTAATTGAAGACTCAACCGATCCGCCACATATTTAATATATTGCGTCATTAAATCAGAGTTCATTCCAATTAATCGACAAGATAACGCGTCGCAAATAAATTCAACCTCAATTTCAACCGCCTCTTTAATTATTTCATACACACGATTTTTATTTATTTTCTTTTGAAGTTTGCTATATAATAAAATCGCAAACTCGGTGTGTAATGCTTCATCGCGAGAAATTAATTCGTTTGAAAATGTGAGCCCATGCAACAACCCCCTCTTTTTCAACCAATAAATCGAACAAAATGCTCCTGAAAAAAAGATACCTTCGATACACGCAAATGCAATTAATCTGGTAGCAAAGACACTACGATTGTCTCCAATCCATTTTTTCGCCCATTCTGTTTTTTTTTGAATACTCGGGTAATGTTGAATCGCATTAAAGAGGCGATTTTTTTCATCCGCGTTTTTAATATAGGTTTCAATCAGCAAACTATATGTATGAGAGTGTATATTTTCCATCGCGATTTGGAACCCATAAAAGGCTCTTGCTTCTGATATCTGGACTTCGTTCATAAACCTGGCCGCCAAGTTTTCCATCACTAATCCATCGCTCGCCGCGAAAAACGCCAAAATCATAGAAATGAAATATTTTTCGTCATCAGATAACATTTCCCAATCCTTCAAATCTTTGGTTAAATCGATTTCTTCGGGTCTCCAAAAGCAATCTACCTGTTTTTTATACATCTGCCAGATGTCTTCATGCTGTATTGGAAACATTACAAACCTACTATCATCCTGTAATAATAATGGTTCCGTAATATTTTTAGACATTCTTAATTATATATATAATATATTTTATCTTTATATAAATAATTATCGATGTATTCTTTATGAATAATATTACATTTTTAAAACAACTCAAGGAAAAAGAGAAAATACTCCAAGATAAATATAAAGAAATATATTCATCCGCAAAAAAAAATAAATATTTACCAAATGTAAATTATGAATCGAATCGTTATTATGATAGTATTTTAAATGAGAAAATGAAACAATTGCAATCATTAGAACGCCTAAATTATTATGTGAATACAATCAATAAAACCAATAATTTGGGAAAACATGAATATAAATCGTGTCAGCACGATTGTGAGCTAATACAAAAAGAAATTAATAAAATTATGAAACATATAGAAGAGCTTGAAGCAAACATCGAGAAGGAATACAACGAAGTGTATTAATTCTTTTTTAAATGAGATAACATCCCTTTTAAGCGGTGTATGGGAGTGTATCTTTTTTTTATTTCTCGTTGATATAAAACCTGCAGGGTTGTTCTTTTTACGATATTTTTTCGTTCTAAACAAATGCGTTTCCAGTTTCGTTGAATTATTTTTAACCAAAACGTTTTTTTAATACAAACCATTTCATCACCTTTTAAATATATACAAACCGCAACGTCCAATTGAATATATCGTTTCTGTGAGATGATATGTTTATAATTCCGTATATATGCATTACCTCCGCACAAAAACGAGTTTTGCAGTCTGTATCGAATTGCCCGTTTATACATAATGAGAGTATTTATAATCTCGTTATCGTCGTCGTCATCCTCATCACGTCCTTTTTTATTATATAGGTAAAATTCGTCCGCACTAAATCTATCTGCGACGATATAATGAAAATGTATGTTAGGGTCTGTCGTGTCATCTATTCCGTGTATGTTTTCATTATATAATTCAGAAATTACAATTGAATGAAACGGTTGTGGGTTGGTTGCCATATTTATTAGTATAGGCTAATTAGTTAATTGTATATTATTAATCATTTTTTTAAAGTTATATTATATATATGAAATTAAAACTTCCGCCAAAAGTTGAAAAATTATTGACAAATAAAACATTAATGTATGTCATGTCGATTCTCGCAATATTCGTACTTCTCGGGTATTTAACAATTAGAAACTTATCCGCGATTATTTTGTTTTTAATTACAGGACTTGTCACGATGTATTTTAGCAATAATATCATCGTGATTGTGTTAGTTTCGATTCTTATTACCAGCATTTTTGCTTCCAACATACCTCGCCGTCGCGAAGGGTTTGAAGATAAAAAAGAGGAAACTCCCGAAGAAACTCCCCAAACTCCCGAAGAAATCCCCGCACCTAAAATGAAAAAAGAAGCGGTAAAAAATGAACCTACCACAGTTGTTCCCAATGTTCCAAAAATTGATAACTTCGCAAACAATAACAACAAAAATAAGAAGTCGTCAACCATCGATTATGCCGCAACCGTAGAAGACGCCTATTCGCAATTAAACGGGCTTATCGGAAGTGAAGGAGTCGCAAATCTTACAAAGGATACCAAGAATTTAATGGACCACCAGTTAAAATTAGCCGAATCAATGAAATCGATGGGTTCATTAGTGGAGGGATTAGGACCGATGCTTTCTCAGGCACAGCAAATCATGGGAGGATTAGACAGTAAATCGTTTGGCGGGGATTTAGCGTCTCTTGCGAAAAAATTTAATTCAAAGTAATTAAGAATCTGTTTCAGCCTTTATCAAAAATCAATAATTATAATAAAATATTATAATTATTTATATGAAAAAATGTATGGTGTGTTTTGAAAAAATGACGATTGTTGTATTTATCCTCGGTGTATTACTTATTTTTATATATTTACACATATACGCAACAGGGTATAAAATACAATCCTCACCGCAACCAACGCAAGTAAATACGCGCGTGAATATCACTCCACAAAACCCATTAAATCAGCCCGACGTTTTACTCAATCCGTATACTCCACCATTAAGCGATGAACGATATTTTATTCCACAACAAAGAGGCATTCCAATTAATATTTCTACAAATATTGGTGCGGTAGATACCACCTACCGGCAAATTGGGATTCTCACTCCAAAGGGAAAACATGCGTCTCAATCCTCTCACACCCATATTCTACCTTTGCTTGGGCGACCTCTTTTTACGAGTCGGTCAAAATGGCAGTATTATACGATGACAGACAAAACCAATAGTATTAAATTGCCGATCATATACAATGGGAAAAGTTGCACGAATGAATATGGGTGCGATGAATTGCTTGGAGGAGAACACGTATTTGTTCAGGGATATAACGAATCGTTTACGGTGACTAAATATGAAAATGACACAATTAAATATATGCCGTTCCTTTAATTTTGGGAGTTCGGGGAGTTTTTGGGAATTTTGTTCGTCCTTCTCCCCATTTGGGATTTTGTTGGTCAACATATTTAATCAACTGGTATATTTTATTTATAAACGTTAAAATATAGATTACCTTAATTGATGTAAACCCCACATTTATAAATGTGGAGATTTCTTCGGGGAGTTTTTTGTTAGTCTTCGTTAGCCTCGGTTCGTCTTTCTCCCCATTTGGGATTTTTGGGGATTTTTACAAAAAAAATAGTTATGGTCATAAAAATAATATTGGAATATTATTTTAACACCATACATTAAAAAAAGATGGATTTTCAAAACTCCGTTTGACTTTTCATTTTTCCACATTTATTTTTGTTGATTTTTAATTTCCCAAATCACTTTCTAACTTTTTTACCTTTATTTTTCTTAGTTTTTCTTTTTCCTCCTTTTTTATTGTTCTGATTATTTTCAAAATTAGCCCTTTTTGTGTTGGTGTTGCCTACCGGAATCGACTCTGCTGTAATATTTTTCCGATTATTTTGGGTTGGGGTATTAGAAGGTGATTCTATGTTCTTTTTTATCTTCTCTTCTCGGTTCTTTTTTATGTTCTCTTCTAGGTTATTTGCCATTTGGTTTACGTTCAGCAATTCGTAGGTTTCTTTATTTTTTTGTCCTTCTTCTTCTTCTTCTTCTGTTGCTTCTTCTTTTGCTTCTTGTGATTCTTCTTCTTCTTTTGCTTCTTCTGTTGCTTCTTGTTCTTGTTCTTGTTTTGCTTCTTCTTCTGTTGTTTTTTCTGTTGCTTCTTTATCTTGTTGTGCTTCTGCTATTGCTTCCTGTTCTTGTTGTGCTTCTGCTATTGCTTCCTGTTGTTTTTCTTCTTCAACACGTTCTTTATTGTATATTTTTTTAATAATGATATAGTTAAGATTTGTTGAATTTGGTAAAGTAAATTTATCGCCTACCTGATAATCATTCTCGGTAGTTTTAATTATTGAAATTGTATCACTATTTTCATTATTAATTACGTGAGATAAAACATTATTTCCAGTACATATAATAAAGTTAATCTCTCTCTTATCATCCTCATCGACAAGACTGTTCACAAAGTCAATAAGAACCGTATTATTAATTGATTCATCGAGTAGTTTAATGTAAAAAATTTGAACATATGAAACATTTGAAAATTTATCGTTGTTAAGTTGACTCCCGTTATTATGTACCGGGTCTATATATATCAAGGCATTCAATAACTCATTAATGACTACGTATATATTATTGTTAATATTCGGATTATTACTCTTATACTGGTTAAGATGTTCCTCTAACTTATTTTTCAATTTGGGATTTAAAAAATGGGTATAGTCAGTATCATTAATATCATCACTATATTTATAAATTTTACTGGTGGACATATATAAATAATTAATATTTTATTTATATATGGAAAAAACTAATCTATCTGAAATAGATATTACGGAAAGTAAGGTACGTGGAAATTGTGATTTAAAATGTAATTATACATTTAAATATAAACCAAGTTCTTGTGTCGTTTCTAACAATTTAGTAATGTTATCGATTGCATATGATAAACATCACTATCCCCCCGTTATTTATAACACAACCTCCTACGAGGTTTCACGAATTGCGATTGTCTCCCCTTCATATCACAAATATGATGGGAAACAAACCAACGCCGAAATGATAATTTATCATAATCCAGTGTTAGGTGGTTTAAATTTGAATGTATATATTCCGATAACCATCTCTTCCAACACCGATGAAGCAAGTGGTATCTTAAGTAAAATTATAAAAGATACTGCAAATTTCGCTTCTACAACTGGAAAAAATACGAACGTCACTATACCCAATTTTACACTCAATACACTTGTTCCTAAAAAAGAGTTTTATTCATATACCGACCCAAATTCAAATTCATCGTGTATCGTATATAGTAAAAAATACTCCATTAATATTTCAAATTCTGACGCTACCACATTAAATCAAATCATCCGACCTTTTAAAGCCATCGCATATGGAGACTATCTATATAAAAATACAAAAGGCCCCAATACCGCACTTGATGAAATGGAGGATAAAATTTATATCAAGTGTAATCCAACTGGGCCTGGGTCGTCCGATGAAATCGACCCATTAACTGGAAAGAGTACGCCAAGTCAAGAGAAATCCACTCAGGATAGTGGTAGCGATGGCGGTATCGATTTTAATGAAATTAAAAAGAGCACTCCTTTTAAAATTGTTATCGTGATTTTATGTACCTTACTTCTAATGATTATGCTAAATATAGCATACACCTATATTTCTGGCTTGGGTAAATCTTAACAACCATGGTTAAATAGAGGTTGCGTTATGCAAATGGTCAAGTTTTGGTTTATACGAGGGTCGATCTAGCATAAGACCTGGTTGTGATAATGGCGCCATTTTTTTAATGACTTCTTGTTCGAGCGTGTATGGGAAATGATTAAACGACGAGTAATGGGCGTTTTTCTTAGGTTCGGATGGGTTGAAATGTCGAATATGGTCTTGTTCTATGTTTGATTTTTGTATCATCGTAAGAGCAACCATAACTCCTACAATACCTAAAACTGGATTTGCCATAAATAGAGAGACCGATAATAAAAGAACGGCCACTTTACCATATGGTTGTTGTAAAAAGGTGGATATAGGTTCGGGAGTATTATAACCCGCGATTAAATAAATGCTGAATAAAATAACAAGCAATAATTGACTTATATTTTCTTTCTTAAATAAATCCATATAATAATACATATATTTTATTATTACTCTAAATATTATTGTGCTATTCCAAATAAGAATTTAAAAATATCCATACTGATATAATAACATAAATGATATCAACCCATAAAATAAATAACGCATATTTAGGACCCAAAGGATATACAATCTACAAATCGGATTTATCGCAAACCTCACTAAATAAAATAAAAGAAGACCTTACCGTTCGCCCGAAAGTAATTGGTGGGGGCGATATGAATTGTTCTTTTCCAGCGTATCGCGAGTCTGCCAATAAAATGTATGTTCCGCACTATTATGGAATCAAACATTTTGGAGAACTGACCGAAAGCAAAATAAAGGAGGGAACCTCCATACAATTAGAATTTAACGGAAGTCTTCGTCCATCTCAAACAACGATGGTAGACGCATATATAACGCACGTTCACAAAAAAGGGTATGGCGGAGGATTGCTTGAATTAAATTGTGGGGGAGGCAAGACGGTATGCGGGTTAAATATTATTTCAAAACTAAACACAAAAACATTAATTATCGTTCACAAAGAGTTCCTTATGAATCAATGGATAGAAAGAATTAACCAATTTTTACCCGGTGCAAAAATTGGTAAAATACAAGGTAAAATTATCGATATTGAAAATAAAGATATTGTTCTGGGAATGCTTCAATCTTTGTCTATGAAGGATTATCCGTCCTCTACATTTGACAGTTTTGGGCTAACGATTATTGATGAAGTTCATCATATTTCGAGCGAGGTGTTTTCACGAACCTTATTTAAGTTAGTTACTCGGTTCATGTTGGGCTTATCCGCCACGATGACTCGCAAAGACGGAACAACCTATATTTTTAAAATGTTTTTGGGAGATGTTATTTATAAAGGAGAACGCGAAGAAAAACATAACGTGGAAGTACGAGCGATTGATTACTTAGTGGATGATGATGAATTCAACAAGGTGGTGTATGATTATAAAGGCAACGCCCAATATAGTTCGATGATTTCCAAATTGTGTACGTATAATCATCGAAGTGAATTTATATTAAAAGTAATTGTAGATTTGTTGTGTGAAGATAATACACAACAAATTATGGTCTTGGCACATAATAAAAATTTACTTACGTATATGTATGACGCGATTTCAAGTCGTACTATTGCGAGTGTCGGTTATTATGTGGGAGGTATGAAAGAGCGAGATTTAAAAGAAACCGAAAGTAAGCAGATTGTGATTGCTACCTATTCGATGGCGGCGGAAGCACTTGATATTAAAAGTCTAACCACTCTTATTATGGCGACCCCAAAAACCGATATCGAGCAATCGGTCGGCAGAATACTTCGCGAAAAGCACGCAAGTCCTCGCGTAATTGATATTATAGACAGCCACACCAATTTTAAAAACCAATGGAAAAAAAGGAAGTCGTTTTATGTAAAAGAAAATTACAAAATCGTGCATACTACGAATAAGTTGTATATGTCGAACGCCCAAAAAACGACGATTTGGAAAACACAACATGACCCGAATAAATATAACGTATGTAATGATGAGGATGATGACTTACATAATCCGCGAATTTCGCAAATAGACCATCATCATTTTTTCAATAAGATTAAGTCGTCCATTAAGACAGGCCCCACGGTCTAATTATGGGTTATACGGAACATACTTCATCGGGGCAGAACCATCGGTGTATATGTGCAACGTGCCCGACTTATTATGCAACGTGCCCGACTTATTCGCCAGGTTATCAGTCAATTCTTGATTCACATTTTTCAAATCAAACGAAGTAATCATTCGTTCAAGACGTTCTTTAAATTGCATTACATTCCGTATTTTTCCATCATTTGTTAAATCTTGAGGTGTTCCATAATTCGAAGTTGAAATCCAACGAAAGTCTCTTTTTAATTCTGCTATAAAATTACCTATATGTGGAATGGTTGAGTATTGTCGGATATATTTAGAAAAATAGGCGGTGTATATTTTATGCATAAGTAGTAAATCGGTGCTTCTATTTAATAGACTTGAGTTGATATGATACCCTTTAAGACTTCCTGCTAAAATGTCATATCCCTGTTTATATCCACATTTAGTTGATGTGGTTGTTCCACATTCATCTTGTTCACATATTGCTTTCAGTAAAGCCGCCGAATTTGTCCCAGATGAAGAGGTGTCGTTAAAATATGAATAACCATAATCAATAATTTTAGCGATGTATTGTGAGTTGAACTTTACAATTTTTCCGTTTGGGTAATGATACATATATTCTATATATAATTCATCATGCGGTTTTACTACGATAACATTTCCTGTATGTAAATCGTAATGGGTATATACATCGGACATCATACTTAAGGACGTATACACTTGATATAATACGTTGATTAATTCAAACTTCACAAAATCCACGTTTCCTAATTGCTCGTGTAATGTTTTCGCATCATTTACATATTGAATTAAGATGCATAAGTTATCGGATGCGTTGCACGTTATGCCTATGTTATTTATATTCAAATCTTGTATGGCAACAACGCTGTTTTGAATTGGTTTTGTATCGAGGGATACTTTATCATATTTTTTTTTTACAACGTCACGAGTTACGAACGATGTATATTGTAATAATTGATAAGTTTCTATAAAAGATGGGTATATTTTATGATATTTATTAATAAATTGACCGACCAAATATTCATATCCTAAATTGGTTGCCTGTTTGCGTATAGATGATTTTAATATGCACGACACCGCATAATTGTTGCGTGCGTAATTTAGTTTTAATAAAAACCCATTTGCACCTTGGTTTAATTTAGAAATCGAATTCACATAATTCAAATTAAGATAATATCCAAAATATTTATTAATTTTATCCACATTCATTCCAAAAGTAATACAATAATGACTATCGCTACAAACATGTTTTAACTTTGCAATTGCACTACTAGACAACGAATTATCAACCTTTGGAGTAGTATGTAAACTTTCTAATAATTCGGGCGAGTCCAATACGTCGGGTCGATTGCGTAAAACATCTGCGGAGATTGAACTGATGATGGTAGCAGAAACAGGAGTGGCAACTCGAGCAGGTTGGGTAGGTCGGGTTTTCTTACTTACGCATTTAAATGTTTTGGGGTCGCGAGTTTGTTTATCCGTACATTTTTTTACGCATCGTCTGGTGATGGTGTTGTAATTCTTATTGTGTTTTTGGTTGCAAACATCTTCGGAAAGGACTTCTTTAACCTTAACGCACCTTAACGTTGTGGGGTTTCGAACTTCCAGATTTTCTTTACATTTTTTTAAACATTTCCTTGATGCAGAAATATAATCTTTATTGTTCATACTAGTGCATTTACGTCTTCGTTCGTCTTCTGTCATTTTTGGCATATAATATATATATTTATTTTTTTGTATATTTTTTTCGTAAAGTGCGTTTATAACGATTGATTTGCGATTTACTATAATGGGTTCGATGTTTTTTCGATATATTTTTGAGTTTTAATTTTAACGATTTTTGTGCACTTCCGCCGATAATACCTCTTACCGCATTAAATCCAGTTTTCGAGCCAATTAAGCCATTATTCACCGTTATGTTATTGCTAAATAACATCGGGTTATTACTACCATCTCTTAAAAACGACATATATACTTCCTTGTTATTTTTAATAATATTTTTTAATTGAAGCGGTAGTAGCCACCTGCTTGTTTTCAGAAATAGATAATGGGGTCCATTTTTTAAATTTATGGTTGTATATACAATTCATGTTGTAGGAACGATTTAAATATACGAATTTATCAATATTTTCATTCTCAAACTCGTCATCACTATCACTTTCTTCTAATCGGTCCAGGTTCGCGTTTTCTTTTATATTTCTAAATAAATGGTTCATCATGACACTTGTTTTGTAATCGGGAATATACGCAACATCATAAAATGTAGAATTGCCATCATTCTCCGACGTGTATAAATTATATATGTCAGGTTGAATATCTGGGGTCACTTTAAATGTTATATATTTATCCTTATCCATATTGGGTTGAACCTGAACCGAACGCGAATTGAACTCTTTGGCTGTGTTGGTATTAAGATGATTGTATATATATTTTATACATGTATTTGTGGTATGAGTTGTATCTGAAAAAAATTTATATTGAATATATTGCACATTATATTTCAACATCCTAATTTCTTGTAATAATTCATTAAAACTTGCCTTTATTAATGGTATCGTGAAGATAATGAAGTGATTATTATATGCAACCTGTGTGATGTCATATTTAAAGATTTGTGTAAGAAGACGCAGTTTTTCGCCCCATGTATAATGTAAAATACTTTTCCCCTTGTAATAAAACATATTTTCTATCGTACAAAAAGAGGACCCTTGTGTTTTTACGAGAGTCCCGTAAAAGATAGTTCCAAAACTTAATTCGCTATTAAAACAACATTTATAAATAGTTGTCTTAATGACTTCATTATTTGATAATTCCATTATATTACACACATTCATATTATCTTTTATAGTAAACCAAGCGATACATTTTACCCCGCAAGGTATCGCCAATACACAATTGTAATTGTAAACTTTTTTATGTATAATATGGTCATAAGAAAGTTTTATTTGTGGAAACCCTGGCTCGGCGCCATAAACGAAATTGGTTTCACGCGATATTGACATATAATATATTAATATTTATTATATCTTTAACTTTATTTCTCTTCCTATTTTTACTCTTGAAAATCAAAAAAGTAGACTCATGTATACCTTTAAAAAAGGTATAACCAAATAGCATGTTTTGGAATTTAGCTTTCCAATAATCCCCGCCCACTAAATCTCAAATTGGACCTACCAAAGTTATGAAAAGAAACTAATAATCTCTTTATTTTTCTTTCTATTTCTATCCTTGAAAAATCAAAAAAAGTAGACTCATGTATACCTTTAAAAAAGGTATAACCAAAGATTATGATTCGAATACTTATGTCGACCCGTTCCAAATATAAAATCTCAAATTGGACCTACCAAAGTTATGAAAAGAAACTATGAAACTCTTTATTTTTCTTTCTAATTCTATCCCTGAAAATCAAAAAAGTAGACTCATGTATACCTTTAAAAAAGGTATAACAAAAGATTATGATTCGAATACTTATGTCGACCCGTTCCAAATATAAAATCTCAAATTGGACCTACCAAAGTTATGAAAAGAAACTATGAAACTCTTTATTTTTCTTTCTATTTCTATCCCTGAAAATCAAAAAAGTAGACTCATGTTTTGGAATTTAGCTTTCCAACAATTCCCCGCCAACTGAATCCAAATTGGGCCTGCCAAAGTTATGAAAAGAAACTAATAATCTCTTTATTTTTCTTTCTATTTCTATCCTTGAAAATCAAAAAAGTAGACTCACGTTTCCGTTGGGACCCAGACTTCGAATACTTATTTATTCCACAAATAAATTCCCAGGTTAGGCCTACCAAAGTTATGAAAAGAAACTATGAAAC